TTAAGGGTGCAGGGCAAGACCCCGCCGCCCCGCCGCACACAGGGTACACCCCTTGCGGTTAAGGGTGCAGGGCAAGACCCCGCCGCCCCGCCGCACACAGGGTACACCCCTTGCGGTTAAGGGTGCAGGGCAAGACCCCGCACGGCAAGCCACGAAATACAAGCGGAGATGTCCGCCACTTTCGGGTATGGTAAGCCAACACACCATTGAGTGAGTGTCAATGTGAGTACCTTTGCTATCAAAGGCGTCGCCGGTGCATGAGAGTTAGGCTCATGGTACGAGATAGTGAAAATCCCCGGAGGTTTGTGCCTATGAACCTAAGTGCGGCTTGCATAACTGATGGCTATACGAGAAAGACCTCTGATGGTTAGTAGTATCGTCCGAGTTTTCCACCCAAGGGTGTTGCGCTCCGAGGAGCCGAAAATGAGGGCATATAGATATGAAAGTCGGATTTGGTTGAGTATTGTGAATAAGCAGAACTTCACTCAATCGACGCGAGTATTAGAAATGATATGAGCGGCGTTCGATACTGCAATAGTTGCATGGGCGGGTTATGCCCCATGAGCCGAGTGCAGAGCCGCCGCCGTGTCCTTGAGTTTATCATTGATAGAGCCGCTGACTGAGAAATCTTTCAGCGGCTTTCTTGAGTGATAAACTTTGTTATCACCAAAAATCTGTGAAAGGGGCATTTCAAAATGACCAGAGAAGAAAACACCGCTAAATTGGCACAGTTGCGCTCTGAAACCGAAGCCCTTGTCAAGGATTACAATGATGCAATCCAGAATGGCAAGTTTGAGGACGCTTCCAAAGCCGACAAAGCCATGACCGAGAAAATCAATGAGTACACCGCTACCGTTCGGGATATGTGCTTCGAGGATTGCAAGAACACTGATAATCCCATGCTTACCGCCGTCACGACCCTGTCCTTTGTGACTATCGGGGTTAAGGACGAGCAGAAGGGTGATGACAAGGTGCCGGTTCGCGCTATCGTGGACAAGGAACGGCAGATTGACCTGCTCAAGCTCCACAAGTATTGTGGTTCTATCGGCGCCAATGAGAATTGGTCGAGTATCGCGCAGAAGATGAACTTCCTGTTGACCGCGCAGAAAGCGGTTGACCTTGGTATCGACCCCAAGGCTGTCAATGACAGCTATGCTATGAGCGAAATCGCCCGCGAGTTTGATATGGGCAAGAATCCGACCAGTAAGACGAACCTGCTCAAGACTTTGCAGACGGTTATCACCGCTATGCTCGGCGAGCAGTACAAGGCAACGAGCCATGATGTCAACTTCCTGATGTCGGTTTATTCCAAGAAGAACCGCAAGGCGCTGACCGTAACCTGCGCAAATCACCGGTATTTCCGCAATTATCTGGCTGAGGTTTGCCACCGCATTGTCACCGGCAAGACCTATGAGCTGGATTTCAAAACCAAGAAAGACAACTAAATATCTCAGTGAGGGTATTTGAACCACCGCGAGTCCATGCCATATGGCAGTTGTTTTCTAATGGGCTTCCGCCGGTGGTTTTCTTATACCCTGAGCCGCACTGATGAGCCGTAATGACGGCGAAACGGTGGCATTTAAGCCACCGTCTGCGGATATCCGACAATTCGCTAAAGGAGTTTTTCATATGTCCTATGATGTTTTCAAAGAACGAGTGAGAGGGCTTGTAAATCGCTCCGGTTCCAAAGTGAGTTTTCACCATGAGGACGGAAAGCACATTGCCCGCTGCTCTGATGGCGTTACCATCATTGGTAATGTGCTTTGCCCGAGGGTTCTTGTTAAATGGGGCAGCGGTCATACCGCTTATGCCACTATCTGAGTTTTATTCGACCGATGCTGGTACGCCGTAGGCAAAAGGGAAATTGGCGGCGTTAAATGAGGTGGGGAGCCAACGCGGTCGCCGTAATGCGGCTTATCGAGTTTTTGATAAACGGTCACAAGCCCGTGTAAACGCAGAGTGAGGAAAATCAAAAGCAGGAGGTTTCTGTATGGCTACATATACTGGGGTCGCGTATCCCCGTCAAAGGTCGAGAACAAGAAACCAGCGCCGCCGGAAACTTTTTGCCAGACAGAAGCTGATGGGCGCGGTGCTTCTTCTCATCACCATCGGAGTTTTCTGGATGGCATCCACAGGCACAACGTTTGAGGACAAAGACTGTACAGCAGCTTTGATTACTCTCCCGTTCGGTCTGTATCTGCTTTTCACGAGGCATATTGTAATCCAGTAATGCCTCGAAGTTTCAGCTCCTTTCACTACAACACCGTCGAAAACTTGCAATCATACAAAAGAGTTTTACTCAATGAAAAGTCTGAGGTTTCTTGAACGGGTTGAGTGTTAGCGTGGCTGAGCGATTTTCATTAGGAGGTCTGATAAATGTCAAACGCAGGAATCAAGTTATCTCCGAAGCACGGTCTTAATCCAACAATTCCGGTTTGCTTCTGGTGTGGTGAAGAACGCAACGAGGTTGCGCTTCTCGGTCACATTGGTGATGGTCGGAAGCATGAGGATTTTGAAGCGCCGAGGCACATGGTTATCGACTATGAGCCGTGCGAAAAGTGCCGCGCAAAAATGGCGTTGGGCGTAACGCTGATAGAGGCTACCAGCAAGCCGAACAGCGTAGCCAAGGTCGAAATGCAGAAAGGCATTTATCCCACTGGTCGCTATGTCGTAATTAAGCGTGAAGCGGCGAGAAAAATGTTCGACAATATCGGCGGCAACGACAAAGCATTTGTCGATACCGAGCTTTTCAATCGGCTGGTCGAACATGGTTAAACGGCTCGGTTTTCCGGGGTTCATCGAACTCCGGTGGTACGGGTATGGCGGAATCTATCTGGTTGTCGGTCGGGTTTGGTTCACGCTAAAGCGAGGTTCGATGCCGTAAGGCTGGCACGGTACGATTCCGTGGGGTGGGTTTAATGGGATGTGAACCCTGTGCGCACAACCTGCCTAACGCTTAGACCCTGTATTGGTGAAGGTAAGTGAGGAGGCATCCAAAATCTGAAAGCCATTACGGGGCGTGCGGGACTACGAAAGTGTTCAAGTGGAGGAAATGCTGCCACCGCGTGGGAGTTGAAAAACAAACATGAAAGTGCATCCTTGGAAGGCTGGAGTTGAAAATAGTTTTTCGGAGTCGCGCCCGAACCTATTGAGGTAAAACCTTCTCCCATAAAAAATTGCGGGAGGTGTGAGACATGAGTTATGGGAATTACGAGTTCCGATATGTCCGAGGGCATATTGAAGTTTTTCTCAATGGTGTCTTTCAGTTTTCCGCTGACACCGTAAGCGAAGCGCAAGAGGAATTACAAGACTTCGCAAGTTAACAGAGGAATGGAGGGTTCCTTAGATGAGCAGCAAAATGAATCAGATACCGTTCCTCAGTTCTTACGAGGATGTACGGGCAGAAATGAACAGAGATTTACAGTACAGATTGAACAGTCGTACTGCGAGGACTTCTCTCGGACGCCCGCTTTACTATCGCATCAATGTTCAGATGATTACAACGCAGGAATGTCCGTTCTATTGCCCGTTTTGCTTGGAGCGGCAGAACCCGATGTCTGGCGATAATGACTTTGACGCACAAATCGAAGCGTTAAAGCGGGTTTTAGCCGAACACCCCGATGCCCGACTGTCAATCACTGGCGGCGAGCCGGGTTTGTATCCTGAGCATATCGCACACATTATTCAGACCTATAAGGATAATAGCAACAACGTGTTTTGCTCTATCAACACTACGGGCTTTAACACGGAGCTGAATGGGCTGGCTCACATCAACCTTTCCCGCAACGATTATGTCTGGGCAGACCCATCTGGTTATCCGGGATGCACTGTGCAAACGGTGGTTGAGAATCCCACACTTGCTTTCATCAAAGAATATATGAAGCTGGAAGCGAGTAGCTTTTCATTCCGCTTCTTGAGCGGTCTCGAAAAGAAAGATTATCCAGTGGATGTTTGGAACGATTTGCAGAACGACCCGGAAATTGATGTTCACACATTCCGCATCGGAGATTTCTTCGTCTATGCAACCTTTGATTATGCAGGAAAACACGCCCGTTTAACGCTGGGCGATATGTGGCAGCAACGCCATAATGACTATGGGGATGGTTACTCCAACATCATCATCCATCCTGATGGTCGCATCACAACAAACTGGAAGTGAGGGTGGTTTCGATAAACAAGGAAGATATGATTAGCGAACTTGCGCAAAGGGCAGGAATAACCAAAGTGAGTGCCGAGGTCGCGCTCGAAGCGGTTCTCAGTATCATTTCTGATGCGCTTGTATCTGGCGACAAAGTCCAGCTCGTTGGGTTCGGAACCTTTGAGAGTAAGGAACGAGCAGCAAGAGTTGGACGCAATCCGAGGGCAAATATTCCAGTGAATATCCCTGCCAAGCGTGTTCCGGTGTTTAAGCCGGGTTCTACCCTGAAATCTGCTGTTGCAAACAGCAAGTGATTTTCAAATTTCAAAGATTAGGAGAGTAAATCAATGACTACTGAAAAGATGACCGTCCATAAGGCGCTCTGTGAGCTGAAGACGCTCGACGCTCGTATTCAGAAGAGCATCCAGCAGGGCACGTTCGTTTTTGCAAATAAACACAGCAACAACAAGGTTGCTGGTGTTAGCATCGGCACTTATAGCGAAGAAATTCGTGCTGCATATCAGTCGGCAAAAGACCTCATCGCTCGCCGCGACGCTATCAAGCGTGCGGTTACGCTGTCCAACGCTACTGTCAAGGTAACGATTGGTGGCAAAGAGTACACGGTTGCCGAAGCAATCGAGATGAAGAACCACGGTATCCCGCTGAAGCAGTTGCTTCTCAAGAAGCTGGACAATGACAATCGCCGTGCTCGTCTTGAGGCGGACAAGAACAACGGCGATATGCTGGAGATGCGTGCCGATGAGTATGTCAAGTCCCTTTACGGCAATGTCGATATGAAGGGTGCCAGCGACGAAATCAAAAAGGTTCGTGCTGACTTCATCGCTGCTCAGACGTTGGAGATTGTTGACCCCATCAACATTACGACAGAGTTGACTACGCTGGAAAAGGAAATCAACGACTTCGTTGTCGAGATTGATTCCGCGCTGTCTGTGTCCAACGCTCTGACTGAGCTGGAAATTACCTATTAAGCAATCAACTTCGCTGCCGTCCGAAAACCCTGAATCATATGCCTTCTCTGTTTTCGCCAAATACAGATAAGTAAAGTAAAAAAGAATTTGGCTCCAGCCTGCTAAGCTGTCTATTTTTTGTAATGGGTTTTACAAAATCAAATTATGATGAAAAGAGTCACTGCAACCAAGCGACATAAGATGAACGTCGGCTTGGTTCCGGTGAAATATCACTGTAAAACTCAAAAGTCAAAACTGAAGGTTAAAGGCTCAACGCTTAAAGTTTTTTCTTTGAACAAAGCTCAAGCCTTAAAGCATAAACACCAACCTTTTATAAAATCCAAGACTGATGGTTCGTCGGGTGTATATGTGACCGCAGGGAGTACCACTTGGCTGGACGGTAGCGAGTTGTTTATATAAAGCAGTTCAATCTGCAATACCTAATGCTTCAACAGCGCCGACATTCGGCGCACCACATGGGATGTAGTTAGGAGGCTCTACTATGAAAAAAGCACGAGACCAGCCCTAATCCAAGTGTAGCGGAGATTAAGTGCAATAGATTGAATGAGTTTTAGCGCCGCCGATTCTTCGGCGGCGCTTTTTGCCGAGGTAGTTTAACTGGTAAAACATAGCACTGCAGGCTATAATGGCGGTTCAAGACCGGCTCTCGGCGCCAGTGGGAACGATGTTCATTCCTTGAGTATCGGAGCGCAAGGCTTATTGATGCAATCCGAAGCATTGAGGTATTAGTGTGGGGAACATCAAACGGCGGAGTTGACTTGGGTTTTATGCCGTAAAGTATGGGGATATAGCTCAGTTGGGAGAGCATCTGCTTTGCAAGCAGAGGGTCGCCGGTTCGAGTCCGGCTATCTCCACCACCTCATAAAAGGAGGAGCAACCAATGAAACCAATTAAGGTAAATGGAGTGGTTGTCCACTGCAGTGACTGCATCAATCATATGGTGAGCATAGATGATGCGCCATGCAAAAATTGCTGGAAAGTAATTTGCCACACGGGAGATATAAGCAGTGTCTGCCTTGATGATATTGCCTTCTATCCTAAAGACAAAGAGCATTTTCTTGCCGTTGAAAAGATAGTCAAAAAATACAGAGACCAGTTTACGGCAATGAAAACGGATGCAAAGGCACATGGTGTGTCCATCGAAGAGCTCTGTAAACAGTACGCAAATCGTCGCACGTTAGAGTTGTGGGTAGACGGCATTCAATAAAAACATGGCTTTGGTAAGGAGGGATGAACGTGGAGCGTGGTGACTTCATATCAGGCGAAGCGTGGTGCAAATACAAATTTGAGCGCGAAAGCAAAAAAGAAGAAATTGAGCGACTCCAAAGAAAGGTTGAGCGAGCAAGCAAAAATCTCCACAATCGAATAGTGTATGACAACATTGTACTAACCGTTTTGAGTGTGACGACAATCGCAGTATTAGCTGGTTGGATATAAGAAATATGCAGGATTGGTGGAATTGGCAGACACGGCGGATTCAAGTCCCGCTGCCATCGGCGTAAGAGTTCAAGTCTCTTATCCTGCACCATGCAGTTTTGCCATGCGCGTGTCCTTCGTTCATTTGTAAGTTCCTTTCTTCGTACCTGCATCAAGATAAACACCTCCATCAAATATTCACCTCCATCTTTTGCGGGCAAAACTGTTTGTGGAACTCAAGCGTGTCCACCTTTCTGGGCATACCGTAATAGCCGGTCAATATACTTCCGTAGCTCAGTTGGTAGAGCACGGCACTTTTAATGCTGGGGTCACGAGTTCGAGCCTCGTCGGGAGTACCAAAGTCAAATATATAAGGAGGTTCCTTATGGGAGTTCATATTCATATCCCCGCTGATGCAGTATGGGGGTTTTTTCAAGCAAGCAGAAAACGTTTGAACAAAGAAATGGTTCTCATCGCTGAGAACACCGACACGGAGTACGCCGTGTATCTTACCGAGGAAAACGACCTCCCAGTTTTGGCTGTTGCAAAGGGCAACGAAAAAATTGAGTACAAAGAACCTTGCGTGAGTGAGGAGGACTGTACGGCGGTGTCGAAGAAATTCTACACACGCTATCTCTTTCCTGTTGTGATTACAGACAACAAGTATGTTCCGGGAGATAATCCAGATGGCGGCAAAGAAGAAAGCGATGAAACATGGATGGACATAGAGGATGCTATGTATGAGCGAGATGATGAACTCTGTTTGGCTATGGCAGATTTCCTCGCAATCGCGCTGCAGGAGGGTGACAACGACGGAACAAATATCTTAGAAGCGTATGGCTATGAAGCTGTCGATGAAATCCTTGATGGATTTTTGAAAGAGCTTTCAGAAGATTACGGTTTCCATATCTATCGACCGATGATTATAACGGAAAAAGAAAGCGGCTGTGAAGTCTTTACAGAGTTTCCGTATGATGAATATGACATCGACGGCGTGGACGAGCCGGAAGATGAAGAAGATGAAACTGAGACTGAGACGGGCGAATGACCCGTCTCTTTTTATTTGGGGAGTTGACCGAGTGGCTTATGGTGGCGGTCTTGAAAACCGTTGACGGTGAAAGCCGTCCGTGGGTTCGAATCCTACACTCCCCGCCAACTAAATGATAATGGATGGAGGTAACATATGCCTGAATGTTTGGATAATATGCCGTGGCGTTCGCTGAAGGGGCTTGGGGATATGGCACCCGACTTCCTTAGATTAGGAGATTTCAAAAACGTCAGATTAAAAGACGATACGCTGGTTCAGTTCCGTATCATTGGATTCAAACACGATGTTACAAAAAGTGGTCGTATCCTCCCACTGACTTGGGAGATGGTTGACTGCCTTCCAAACCGGCATCGTTGGAATAGCAACGACACGAACAGAGGCTCTTGGGGTGCAACAGAGTTGTTCCATAAGATGAACGACGAAGATGGCGTAATTTACCAGCTCATGCCAGACGAGATTCTTGAGGTGGTCGAACCAGTAATCAAGCTTACTGCAAACACCTATGACGGAGCGAACGAATTGCTCGAAACGGAGTGCAAGTTTTGGATTAAGTCCGAAAAAGAAACCTTTGGACGGAACATCTATTCGGCACCGGGCGAAGGTCATTGGTACGAATATTACCGGCAAGAAGATGTCCCTTGGGGCAAGAAGCGTAATGGTTCCGCTGAGTACACTATGCTGCGTTCTCCTTATTACTACTACAGCACCGGCTTCTGCTTTGTGTACACGAACGGCAACGCGTACAATTACTACGCAAGGTATTCCTATGGCGTCGCCCCGGCTTTCAGTTTCTAATCTGTGTATCAAAAGCATCAGCACCACGGAAGTGGTGCAAGATAAAACCATAACCACTGGGGCAGTTGCTTCAGTGGTTTTATGTCCACAATGGCTCCAACCTCCTCGTGGTGTGGGCGGATAGTCGTAAGACGAACTAATAGGGGTACATTTGAAATCAAGGAGTACATACACATGGCAAAAATCGTTATCGCAGGCGACGCAGTCGTCGTCACTTCCGCAATGAAGCTTGAGGACATCAAGACCATCGAGAAGTATCGTCCCAAGGAGCTCGTCCTGAAGGGCGGCGAGGATGGCAAGGAGCCCATCTTCGGTGTCGGCACAACTCATGGTGCAGGCAATATCAACGCAGTTGGCGCATCCTTCGGCTCCGAGACCCGTGACGATGACAAGCTGGCGTGCATCACCCTGTTCCTCGACGGTGTTACCGGCGATGTGAAGGATTGGGTCGCTGACCGCCTTGGCGCTGCCATCATCAACCTCAACAAGCTCGAAGAGAAGCTCCCCACTGTTCTCGAAGAGATTGCGGCTGAGAAGGCAACCGTGATGAGCAACATCACTGTCGCTCAGTAAGAGACACTGCAACGGGGCGGCTATGCCGCCCCACCACCCAAAAAACAAAAAACGAATAAAAGGAGAATACATAATGATTAAGGTTACTGTTGGCAACAATGTTAAGCGTGAGGCTGTCATCATCGATGAGAATACCACCCTGCGCTCCTGCCTTGAGGCAAACGGCGTTGATTACACTCGTGGTGTCATGCACCTCGATGGTTCTTCTCTGAACCCCGGCGACCTCGATAAGACCTTCCAGCAGTTCGGCATTACCGAGAAGTGCTTCCTGCTGAACGTCGTTAAGGCGGACAACGCCTAAGTTTTAGATTAGAGCCGCCCTTCATGGGGCGGCTCTTTTCATGGGGAATTGGTGGAATTGGAAGACACAACAGATTTAAGTTCTGTTGGCGTATGCCGTATCGGTTCAAATCCGATATTCCCCACCAAGATAAAAATGAATTGAGGTGTTTCTGTGTTCAAGACAAGCATTACATCGACACCGTTTACGTCAGAGGCGGCTAATAGCTTTTTCCAGAACATTACCGGAAGCTATTTTGGCAATGACTGTTCGTTCCTTTCAACGCTTCGTGCACTGGTTGCACCTCGAATCAAAGAGGACGAAAGTGTCTACCTGACTTTCGGTTCGACCAATTATGATGGGAACACTATCCGTAACGTTCCAGCAGAACGTGCGGTTAGTGCTATCTGTAGCAGTTATCAAATGAATGCCAGCGGTGCGCTCATAGTCCATAGCTTCAATGCTGACCAAAATAGCAATCTGGCTTGTATGCAGATTGTGGAGGACAAGTTTACTTCTATCTACCCAGAGTATCACCGTCTTGATAAGGTCAAAGCGTTTTATCGGAAGTCATTCAATGTTGATTGTTATATCAACCCTGACAAGAAGTCGGTGATTGTCTTCGTTGACAATCTTGATGTTAAGAAAATGCATTACCTTCAGGTATCTATTCTTGCATTCATGCCGTGGTACCTGAATCAGGATGATGGTTTGACAGAAGATGAGCTTGCATTGATGCAATCCTTGCGAGAAACAAATTCGGCAAACTATGAGAAGTACATTGCAAAGCTTGCCGAGGGATATGATTTCAGAACAGCGCGGATTCGTCAGTTGCTGGGTGATTTTGAAACCAGATATGAGCGCATCGAATGCGATACTGTTCGCAATGAAATCCAATCTATTGACATGGAGATTCAGCGACTCAATGATTCTATCGGCGCGTATCTGTCGCGCCGCAATGACAAGTGCATCAGATTGTTGGGGCTTGAGCAAAGAATTGCAGAGGGCGGTGGAGATTCTGAAATCATGGATTATTTCCTCTGCAACAACAGACTTGTCCTGTCTCATGTTAGCAATACGGATATGTATTTCTCGGTTAAAGACTACCTTGAATACTTTGACAGAGATATGGCTGAGCGAGCAATCAACAATAGAAGCAGTTATGTGTATCGACCGGATGGTGGCAACGGTCACAATGCGGCAGCTTCAGAGAAAATGCAGAAGCTGATGCAGGAGATTTTCGTAAGTGAAAATCCTCGGCTTAGAATCCGCTTTTGCGCAGCATATAGATTCGACCTGAATGGTAGTGTTTCTGCGCAGACTGGTGATTTTTCTGATTACACATTTGATGGTTATATGCCTAATACGCATATTGACCGTTATCATTGCATGGGCAATTACAGCAGGACTATCAATGAACTGCTGAGAAAACGAAATTATATCGGTGCACTTGAGCAGTGTATTGCGTCCTGTAAGAGTCTGAACTTCGGCGACAGTGCAGTTATGGGCGAGTTTATGAGAACCATGTGGTCAAATAACACGGTCAGTCGTTGTATTGAGTTGCCAGATGGTCGCGTTGTAAAGCCGAACGAAGCAATTAGATGGCTTGATGAGCAGGAGGCAATGAATGAGCAGACGGAGGAGGCGCAAAATGAGCAGACCAATTAAGTTGACGCAGGAACTCATTGATGAGTGCCGTCAAGATTTTGAGAAGGCTTTGTCACTTACAAAGCTCTCGGATGGAAAGCTTTCTTTTACCAAAGCGTTCTCATGTGGTGACAGAAAGGCAGTAGTTTACTTCAGCGCAGAGGCGTGGGCAAAGATGACTATGCTTATCAAAGAGTTCGATAAAGAGGTCGCATGGCATGGTGTCGCACGTCGAACTGAAGATGAATCGCTTGACGAGTATGTCATCGATGACATCGTTGTCTATCCGCAGGAGGTAACCGGCGCAACGGTTGAGATGGACACCGAGAAATATGCTCTGTGGATTCAGGAAAACATCGAAGATGAGCGTTTCAACCACATCTATATGCAGGGACATTCCCATGTAAATATGGGTACGTCTCCATCCTCTGTTGACCTCAATCATCAAGAGGAAATCCTCGGGATGCTTGGCGATAATGACTTCTACATCTTTATGATTTGGAACAAGTCATTTGCAAGCACAAATAAAATCTATGACCTCAAGAAGAACGTGATGTTTGAGGATAAAGATATCACGGTCAAGATTATCGGTCAGAATGAAGGACTTGATGAGTTTATCAAAAACGCGAAGGATATGGTGAAGTCAAAGTCCTATGCATATGGCGGTCAGAGCGGATACGGCGGTTACTACAATCAGGGATACAAGGGGGCTCCGGCAGGTGCTCCGTACAATCCGCTTGCGGGTAAGTCCGACGACAAGAAGGACAGTAAGAAAGAAGAAAACAAGGATAAGTCATCTGGTAAAAAGAACGAGGGAGAGAAACCCAGAACCAGAATTGGAGCTGGTTGGCATGGACAGAATGCCTGCCAAGAATCAATGAATGGCTGGGAAGACGAAGATGACTACGACCCTTATGCATACTTAGGAGGTAAGTAATATGGCTATTGACCTGTCAAAGAGCTATGAATATTTCCAGCCCGAGAAGGTTGATTGTAGAATCCACATCGTCGGGTGTGGTTCTGTCGGCGCGACGGTTGCGGAGCTGCTGGTTCGCTTAGGACTCACGAACATCGCACTGTGGGATATGGACACAGTAAGTCCGCACAATCTGGCAAATCAGATTTTCCGTCAGCAGGACATTGGGCGCTCTAAGGTCGAGGCATTGGCGGATATTCTTTTCGACATCAATCCTGATGTTAAGGATGACCTGAAGCTTTACAAGGATGGGTGGGACGGGCAGCAGTTATCCGGCTATGTGTTCTTGTGCGTCGATAACATCGAGCTGAGAAAAAAGATTGTTGAGAAACACTTCGACAATCCGTATGTAAAGGCGATGTTTGATTTCAGAACTCTGCTGGAGGCTGGTCAGCACTATGCTGCTGATTGGTCTGACTACAAGATGAAGAAAGACCTCCTCAACTCCATGAATTTTACACACGATGAGGCGGCGGAAGAAACTCCGGTCTCAGCTTGTGGCATCACGCTTGGCGTTGTGACTACGGTCAGAGTGATTTGTGCTCTGGGCGTGAGCAACTTCGTCAAGTACATCAGGGGCAAGGGGCTGAATAAGCTGATTATTTGTGACGCATTCCAGCCGCTGTTGGATGCGTTTTAATTTTCAAAAAGAACGAAGGGAGGGGTAAGGTATGGACACAACCGTTGGTGCTCTCAAAGTAGGTGCACAACTCGTGATGGGCAAGTACGGTGTGGACAAAGACAACCCGTACCCGATTGTTTGGCTGAAAGGCAATCCAAACTGTGATTTTATCACAGAAAAAGCTATCGACTACCTGTGCTTCGATGCGGCGGAAGAGACTGGGCATTATAGGCGTGTTAATAATGCGAAGTATCCAGTGTCAAATCTGTTTTCGTTCTTGAACAGTGACCAGATGATGTGGTATCACGCAATGCACGATAATGATTCTTCGCCCGGTGCCTTTGTGAGGTATAGTTATGCTCGCTATGAAGACCATTACGGGTTTCTGTATTTCTTTGAAGACCACGAGATTGCTTCTTTGGTCAGGAAAGAGTATGTGGTCGGAGAGAACCGAGTGTCTTCGTTGATTCGCCTACCATCAATTGCAGACATTTTTAGCCTCCAAGATGGGCGGCGCTTTGACTTATTCAAAAGAAAAGGCATTCGTCCGAATCCGACAGCCGACTTGTTCGACCTGAAAGCTCGTTATGCAGGGCTTGATTCAGACCGTGGATTTATGAGCTTCTGGCTGTTAGACGATGTTGAGACCGAAAGAGCGGCGATTTCGAATCGCTCTGGTGTGTTAAACAGGCTGACAGCATCAAGCTGTTCCGGGGTAAGACCGGTGTGCACGTTGAGCCCTGACACGATTGTCGAACAACGAGAGGACGGCGTGTTTTTCATCAAGCCATTCACAACTCAAAATGTCTTTACGGACGAAGAACTGTTTGAATTATTAGGTATGGCGCAGCCTTAATGCGCCACAGACTGTAACGGATTTTCTCGTAAGAGAGCTTTACGCCAAAGGCTAAAGTAACAAATTGTCGGGAGGATGACCCCCGGAGGATGACGCGGCGGAACCCTGAAAGCAAACCGGCTGCCACGGGTCGGCAGCATCGCGCCACAAAACCAACCAAATGTCAAGCACTTTTCGCCAATTCTTCGATACATGGGCGAAATGTACTAACATCAAACTCATGCTGTCAGTCGCAAGAAATCAAAGAAAAAAAATCTCGCATCTTGCAAGAGCTCGCACCACCTCCCACAAGGACGACGTAGTCTTCAGACTTAGGAATTCTGGGAAGCAGCAGACATATGTAGGTTACAGTTAGTTATTGGACAAGGAGGGGAAGAAATGGTCTATATCACTGTTAGGCAGTCACCGATTTATCATCAGATGACACTGGAAGAGTACCTGTTTCAAAACTATCAGACACCTCCGGTTGTCAATGCCAATATTGCAAACACAAGAACATACGAGGTCGAAAATGTCAGTGAACATTTTTCCAGCAAGATTGGTGTTGAAGCTTTAATCGGAAAACTCGTGCGATTTAATAACGATACAGCAGAGCTTCGTGCAAAGGAACGGAGCGAGTTGTATGAGACCTTTTACATCCCAAAGAAATCTGGTGGTCTTCGTAGAATCGATGCGCCAAAGGCAGAGCTGATGGACGCCCTGAGAAGACTCAAAACGATTTTCGAGGATGATTTCCATGCACTCTATCATACTGCCGCGTTTGCTTATGTAAAGAAGCGGAGTACAGTCGATGCGGTTAAGCGTCACCAGAAGAACAGCAGCAAATGGTTCGCAAAGCTTGACCTGCACGACTTTTTTGGCAGCACAACATTGGATTATGCCATCTCAATGTTCTCGATGGTTTTTCCTTTTAGTGAGATTGTTAAAGAGCCACAGGGCGAGGCAGCATTGCGGGCAGCTATGTCGTTAGCGTTCTTAAATGGTGGGCTACCGCAAGGTACCCCAATTTCACCGCTTATCACAAACGTAATGATGATTCCGGTTGATTTCAAACTGTCGAATACGCTCCGTAATTTTGAAAAACAGAGCTTCATTTATACCAGATATGCGGATGACTTCATCATTTCATCCAAGTATGATTTTGATGTTCGTTCTGTTGAAGAGCTGGTAGTAAGTACATTGAACAGCTTTGGTGCCCCGTTCACAATCAATGCAAGCAAGACTCGGTATGGTTCATCAGCGGGACGCAACTGGAATCTTGGCGTTATGCTGAATAAGGACAACGAGATTACGGTCGGTCATAAAAAGAAAAAGCAGTTCCAGTCAATGCTGTACAATTACATCACAGATAAGAACAATGGTGTCGCTTGGGAGCGGAATGATGTACAGGTAATGTATGGTCTGCATAGCTATTATCGTATGGTCGAAAAAGAGACCATCGACGCAATTGTAGCTTACATCAACAAGAAAATGAATGTGGATGTAATCCGCATGATGAAGGACGACCTGCGGTAACGTCTATAAATAACCCGCAATCCTGTAATGCATAATTGCGAAAGCAATGCTTATCGCCAAAGGCATAAGTAACAACTTGATAGGGAGGAAAACCTCCCCGGAGGCGCATTCACCTGCAGACTCAAGTCATCCTTCGAGGCTGCGAACCACACGGTGAGCAGCCCGAATCACTTGAATCCATTGTGCCACAATGGATTCAACGAGACGACCAAAAGATGTCGCACGCCAGTCACTGGGTGCCGGAGCTCCTCCTCGTAGGGAGCTACCTCCATGTAGATTACAGGATAATCAAATTATCATTTGCAGTGAATAACATTTCGTAAGGAATGTGCTTCACGCCAAAGGCTGAAGTATCACTTTGCTGGACAGCACAATTCCCCGCCCGCAGCCTGCTGCGAAGGCGCCTAAGCTCGCTGTACAGCTCATTAAAACTATTCTCGATGTCTTGTCATCTCCATCCGATGAGCGACCGTCGAACCCATTGTCTCCCAATGATTTCATCATCGCCGCTTGGGATTTGAACTCGCTTTCAGCTCATCTAAATCCCGTCGCTACAGGAGATAACCGAAGAGACCAGAACAGAATATACATATGGACTGCAGATGAGAAAGGAACTGAGCATGATTTATGTCACTGGAGATACACACGCAAACATTGATATTGCCAAGCTTAATACAACAAAGTTCCCACAACAAAAGGAATTGACGAAGAATGATTTCGTAATCATATGTGGCGATTTTGGACTCTGCTGGGACGGTTCGCATCGAGAGATGTGGTGGCAAGACTGGCTGACAGCGAAAAACTTTACGACACTTTGGATTGATGGCAACCATGAGAACTTTGATATGCTCTACCAGTTCCCGCTGATTGACAAATTTGGCGGAAAGGTGCGTGAAATCGCTCCTGACATCTATCATCTGGACAGAGGGCAGGTGCTCACGATTGATGGAAAGAAAATCTTCTGCATGGGCGGTGCTCGCTCTGTTGATAAAGAGTATCGCGTGGAACATATCTCATGGTGGAAAGAGGAAATGCCGTCCAGAGAAGAAATGGAACGAGCGATTGCAGCGCTCGAAGAAAATAATTGGCGAGTTGACTATGTAATTACACATTGTGCGCCAAGGAGTGTTCAAACTCTGCTCGCAAGCTGGTACGAGAACGACCCGATGGTCAGCTTTTTGGATAGGGTTTGTTCCGACCTCACATTCAAGCGGTGGTTCTTTGGACATTATCATGTGGATAAGCAGGTCAATGAGAAATTTATTGCTCTGTATAATAAAGTAATTCCAATGGAGTGGTAAGCCTAACGGTAAGGCAGCGGTTTGCTAAACCGTGAGTAATCCGAAAGGATGTGCAGGTTCAAGTCCTGTCCACTCCGCCAAGGGGTGTGGTGCAATGGCTAACATAGCGGTCTCCAAAACCGTCAGATGGTGGTTCGAATCCATTCACCCCTGCCAGTTGTTGGGTAGCTCCCAACTGATGTGAGCGATTATCGGCTTACCTCACAAAGAATGAAAATGCTTGCTGAAAACTGCGCTTGTCTTGATGCGTCAAGACCGGTTTGACCTGACGGAATAGGGGCTACGACTTTTCGGAGCGTAGTTGCCGGTAGCGTGTGACAATCTAAGCGAGAAGCCGACCATGCGGCGTTGGTGTTCAACGGTTAGCACTCCGGTCTTCCAAACCGGTGGTGCCAGTTCGAGTCTGGTACGCCGCTCCAAGTAAGAAACCATTAAATTATGCGTTAAAGGAAATGCCTTTACGACACGCCAGAGCCTGCTCTGGAAGTCGGTTACAGGTTGGTTTGGCGGGACGCCGCTGCATGAGCCTGCAGATATAGGGGTATGGTGAAGCGGTAACACAGCGGACTTTGACTCCGTTATTCGTAGGTTCGAATCCTACTGCCCCTGCCAAAATCATCTTCGGTATTAGAGCTTGTTTTTTATCCCTGCAATCCCTTGTGCCACGATGATTTATCCATGATTCTCCTTTCACGCTATCAAAACTGCCATCATAGTGAGTTTGTATTGGCGGTGTTAATGACATCGCCATAGTTTCAGGATGGCATATATGCTGGAATAGCTCAACTGGTAGAGTGACGCTTTCGTACAGCGTGGGTTCTCGGTTCGACTCCGAGTTCCAGCTCCATCTGCTCTGTTGGTCATGCTTACGTTTGTACGGTTAGTTCATCACTCAACTGTTATCTCTGTAAGAGACACAGCCGGGTGCACACGGAGTCCTACGGGCGCAGGGCGTATCTATGCTGATGTAGCTCAGTTGGTAGAGCAGCACCGGAAGTGCGAGCCGCTGGTTCAAGTCCAGTCATCAGCAGCCTTTTAGCTAAAAGCTGACACCTCGGAAAGACGAGGGTGCACGCTGGTGTAGCGTAATTGGTAGCGCAAGTGATTTGTACTCACTGGGTCGCGGGTTCGAGCCCTGTCACCAGCTCCAACGGACTGACATATCCGTTTTCCTTTTTGCCCCGGCACGCACTACTAAGCATTGATGGCGATGCTTATGGTGAGGATGGTTCGAACCCATCAGTAGTGCGTGTGTGTTCGGAAACAAAACCATTATATCTGGGTGTAGCACAGATGGTAGTGCGCTTGCTTTGGGAGCAAGATGTCGGGGGTTCGAGTCCTCTCACCCAGACCAATTTTATAGAGGAGGGTTGCCATGTATCTGTATCACGGTACTCCGGCAGATTTCGATGTACCAACCCTGAACAAGTGTAAGCCGCACCGAGATTTCGGATGCGGCTTTTATCTTGCCACAAATTATTTCGATGCCTTGCCGATGGCAGTCAAAAACTCTCGGGTGGGATATGTCCAAACATATCTGCTCACAGACTTGGATGGACTCTCTGTTCTGGAGTTTGATGAAAGGTCTGAGGATTGGCTTCGGTTCGTGGTTTCTTCAAGGCTCGGCACCGCTCCAAATGTCGATTTGGTAATCGGATATATGGCTGGCGGAGGAAGTAATTTGAAAAGTAAATTTACAAAGCTGAGAAATAGCAATGTGTCGATTGACGTGGCGGCTACAGCAATGCGAAAAGAGTTAACCAGTACGCAGCTTGGCGTACAATATGCGTTCCTGACAGAAAAAGCATTGTCCAAGCTCGTTAGGGTCTCAACTGAAATAGTGGAAATGGAGGATTAAAACATGACAAGGAATGAATTTATTGACAATATCACTGAGTGGTGTGAACTGAAAGACTTTTGCAACGACTTTGACTGCGATATCTGTGAGGACATCTATGACGATGATGATTACGATGACAGCGTCGAAGAAGATATCCGCGATGCTATCGCCGACTACGGCTGGAGGGACATCCGAGACTTCCTTGGCAACCTCCCCAGCGGGTACTATTACTACCGTCGTAACAGCGCCTTTGATTATGATGGTCTCGATGACGATGACTTCGAAGACTACAAAGAGGATGTCCTCGAATGGGGCGATGACTACGGCGCATGGGACGACGAGGAAGATGAAGATGAAGAGTACGCCGATGCAGATGACGACTTCCTCGATTCTCTGGAAGAGGAACCCGACGAAGATGAAACCATTGAGGAAGAGGATTTCTCCATCGATGACCTCATCGGTATGTGCAGTGTAGTGTTTGTGGCTATCCAGAATGATGAAGTGGAAAAGCAGCAAGAAGAAGACGAGGCGTTCGCACAGCTCCTGAGCATGGATGGGAGACGTATTGCAACCTAAAACATAAGCGGATAACCGCTATGATACAGACCGCTTTGAAGATTGACTACATACATATGTCTCAGCAAAACGTGTAGTATCTTCTCGCTTAAAGCAGAAGAAAAGATTTGAGTTCTTCATTTTTAGCCTCGCATTTCCGAGGTTATAATTTTTATTCAGCGAATAAAAATAATAACCCGGAAATTGCTTGCTAAAAATGTCACTTTGTGCACATGGGGCTTCTGTAACAATCACGCCCCATGCGGAAAGCGGTCGGCAAATTGAGAACGGAGGCGAGTTCAATGACAGACAAGAATAGGCGAAAACTTCAAGCGAAGAGAGCACGCAATTTCTGGACTTGTGCTCGCCCCGTTACTCAAATTGTTCCAAACAAACGAGCCTATAATCGTAAGCGTGAGAAAGATATTCGCTGTAAGTATAAGGAGGGCGAGCAAGAATGAGATATCAGAGTACCCCGGAAAAAGAGTTTGATGGTGACATTATCATTACAGACCCCTGCTACATTATTCGCAATGAAAACGGGATAACTAAGAACGACTGGCATTATTGTGAGTACGGTGAATATATGGAGCGACTTGGGATTAAAAATTATTTGACCCATGACACCATCTATGGAGACTGGGGATGCACAGTTTTTGATTCTGACACAAAGAAGCCGTTGGGGCGGTTCTGTGCAGATGCCGGTCTTGTATCTGTATTTCTGCTGCATGAAGTTCTTGCCTATAACCCAAACTTCAATTATCACTTAGAGAGACCGTGGACGACTACGATAATTCCAGACTTCAAAGGGACTATTCAAATCGAAGTTGTAAGAGAAACCGGTACATACGAAAAGGACTCCGAGTATTGGAAAGCGGGAGAAACTTGGGAAGATTACCTCGTCCATGTTGTTGGACATGGTGTAAACAAGAAAACAGGCAAAGCGATAAACTTTATTAGCAAACAAACGTCGCTGTGAGATGGAGGGTGAAGAATGAAGGTTCTTGTTGTCGTTGATATGCAGAACGACTTTATTGATGGTGCGCTCGGGACACCGGAGGCACAGGCTATTGTGCCGAAGGTCGTCAAGAAAATTGAAGAGTTTGATGGGGAAGTTTTGTGGACACAAGACACCCATTCTGATGATTACCTCGAAACGCAAGAAGGAAGACTGTTGCCGGTAAAACACTGTATATCTGCAAGTAATGGCTGGCAGATTCATAGCTCAGTCAAAGCAGCAATTCAGAGCAAGCATCCAGCGGATGACAAGTTGAATGGTTTCGAGAAGAAAACGTTTGGTTCATTAGCACTTGCTGGTCGCCTATATCCAAAAGTTGCGTTTGGTGATGGCATAGAAGAAATTGTCCTTGTTGGTCTTTGTACCGATATCTGTGTTATCTCAAATGCCTTGCTGCTCAAGGCGTTTATGCCGGAAGTTAAGATTACGGTCGATGCTTCCTGCTGCGCTGGCGTGACACCAGAGAGTCACAAGACTGCACTGTCGGCAATGAAAATGTGCCAGATTAACATCGAGAACGAGGGGGTCACGGCATGATTCTTGTCAACGACAAGCAGGTCGAGTTTACAAAGTTCCCTGATGGAACAACCTCTTTCAGATTCTCTCCGCATCTTCCCCCACGGATGTTTGCTCAACCAATGGAATCGCCCATTTTCAGTATCACATGGAAATACGACAACGATGAAGAGTGTATTCTCTTGTGGTACTTGACAAACCATATTCGAGAGAATAACCAAAGACCTATCATCCGTTTGAGTCTGCCGTATATTCCAAACGCCAGAATGGATAGAGTAAAAAATGCAGATGAAGTCTTTACGTTGAAATGGTTTGCAGAGTTCATCAACGCATTAGGCTTTGACCGGGTGCTTGTCAGCGACCCGCACTCGAATGTTTCAACAGCACTGTTTGATAGGGTCTGTGTGATAGATGCGCAGTCAAATATTCGAAGAGTCTTGGACAAGTTGAATGACAAAAATGTGTTGCTGTGCTATCCTGATGAAGGAGCAGCAAAACGATATTCATCGCAAGCTGGCAGAGAGTATGTGTTCTGCATCAAGCACAGAGACTGGCGCACCGGGAAAATTGAACGGCTGGAACTGACGAGCCCAGAAAAGGTTACCGATAGAAATGTGCTGATTGTCGATGATATTTGTTCTCGCGGAGGCACATTCACTTTTACAGCTAAGGCACTAAAAGAGGCTGGCGCGAATGAGGTGTATTTGTATGTGACCCATTGTGAAAACACAATTCACAGTGGAACGGTTCTCACAGACGGCTTAATCAGTCGTGTGTTTACCACAGATAGTATCTATCGCGGAAATAGCGAGATGATTTCGCTCATTTAATCTTAAAGGAGGCGGGCAAATGCTTGAGTTACAGGGTAAGTTTGGCACTGCAAAGGTGTTTACCGACGTGGTCGATAATGAGTCTATCTCTCAGGTTATCAATCTTTTGAATCAACCGTACATCGAGGGAAGCAAAGTCCGTATGATGCCAGACATTCATGCTGGGGCTGGTTGTACAATCGGAACCACGATGACCATCAAGGATAAGATTTGCCCGAACCTTGTCGGCGTTGACATTGGATGCGGCATGGAAACTATCCGTATCAAAGAAACGCATATTGAACCGCAGAAGCTGGACAAAGTTATTCGTGCAGGAGTTCCGTCCGGTTTTGAGATTCGCACAGAAGCTCATAGATATGCAAGTAGCATCGACCTGTCGGAACTGTGCTGTGCAAAGATGGTCAATGTAGACCGCGCATATAAAAGCATCGGTACGCTTGGTGGAGGAAATCATTTCATCGAAGCCAACAAAGATGATGATGGGCACATCTATATTGTGGTGCATTCCGGCAGTAGACACCTTGGTCTGGAGATTGCTAACTTCTATCAGGAAGCTGCGTTCAAGGCGTTAACCTCGTATTCCAAGGAAGAAATCGAGGAGGTCGTCAACGAGTTAAAAGCGGCTGGAAGACAAAAAGAAATCCAAGCTGTTCTTAAAGGCATGAAGGCAAAGAAGCCGGGAGTTCCAAAGCAGCTTGCATACGTTGAGGGAGAATTGTTTGAGCAGTATATCCATGACATGAAAATTGCTCAACGTTTTGCTGAACTTAACCGCCAAGCAATGATGGACACCATTGTTAAGGGTATGGGCTTCCATGTCGAAGAGCAGTTTACGACTATTCACAACTACATCGATGTAGAGAATATGATTCTTCGCAAGGGCTCGGTCTCTGCACAAGCTGGTGAGCGGCTGCTGATTCCTATCAACATGAGAGACGGTAGTTTGCTGTGTACCGGCAAAGGAAATGAAGACTGGAACTTCTCTGCCCCGCATGGAGCTGGGCGTTTGATGAGCCGCAGCGCGGCGAAAGAGACATTCACAGTTTCTGAGTTCAAGAAGCAGATGGAGGGTATCTACACTACATCTGTTGGAAGAAGCACGCTCGATGAATGCCCGATGGCATACAAAGGTATGGATGATATCGTAAACAATGTCGAACCAACAGTGACCATTGATGCCATCATCAAGCCGATTTATAACTTTAAGGCGGGTGAAGAGGAATGATGATAGTCCTTTTGGTGCTCCTGTACCTCTGCATTGGTGCGATTGTAACATTCGCACTTTGCCGCTTGTACGTTATCGTAGAACCATATAACAAATATAATGGGTTCGAAGACGGGTATATTATGGTAGGCGTTTTCTGGATTGTTGCAGCACCGTTTGCGTTTGCTGTGTTTTTTGAAAAATATGGTGAAAAGCTAAAGAAAAGAGGAAAAACTGAATGATTACATATAATCCGCTCCTGTGTCTGGACTTCTATAAGACGTGTCACGCTGAACAGTATCCGAATGGCTTGACCAAAATGGTCTCCTACTACACGCCACGCATGAGTCGCCTCGGTGATACCGATAAGGTTACACTGTTTGGGCTTCAGGCATTCATTCAGGAATATCTCATTGAGGCATTCAACGACCACTTCTTTAATGTCCCGTTTGATAGTGTACTCAAGGAGTACACCAGAGTTCTTGGGGCAACAATTAGAACGAAAGGCGTTGGAGAGAAACGGCTTCGTGAATTGCATGACCTCGGCTATCTTCCGTTACAGATTCGTGCTGTTCCCGAAGGAACGAGAACCAATATCAAAGTCCCACAAATTGAAATCTCAAATACACACCCTAACTTCGTATGGCTGGTCAACACCATCGAGACGATGCTCTCTTGCACAATGTGGCATACGCAAGTCTCCGCTGAGGTTGGGTACAGATATCGTAAAATCGTCAATGAGTATGCAGAACGCACTTGCGATGACAGTGTGGTTCGTGCGAGGCTCCTTGGCGATTTTTCTATGCGCGGGCAAGAGAGCGTTGAAAGTGCAACAAAGAGCGCAGCGGCTTTCTGCCTGAGCTTCTTGAATACGGCGACAGTTCCTGCGATTTTGTGGCTTGAGCATAATTACAACTGTGATTGTAGCAAGGAACCTGTCGCATATGGTGCGCTCTCAACAGAACACAGCGTAATGTGTTCCAACTTTGCTGTTGACGGTGATGAGGTGACACAGATTCGACGACTTCTTTGTGAGGTGTATCCGCATCAAAGCTTCTCAATGGTTAGCGACAGCTATGACTATTGGAATCTTGTTGAAAAAGTCCTCCCTCAGCTCAAAGATGACATCCTAAATCACGATGGCTTCATCTCAATTCGCGGCGACAGCGGTGACCCTGTTAGTGTAATCACTGAGACCGTATATCGTCTGTGGGACATCTTTGGCGGCACAGTAAATAGCAAGGGGTACAAGGTGCTGAATCCGCACGTCAAGGCAATTTACGGGGACAGCATTACTCCGCAGCGCTGTGAGCAAATCTATTCTCTTTTGGAGAAAAACGGCTTTGCAATCAATAATGTTTCGCTCGGTGTCGGTTCATTCTCAATGGAGTGCTTAGAGACAATCGAGAGCGATGGAAGCAAACAGTACAATCCGTACACAAGGGATACATTCGGCATTGCAGTTAAAGCGACATATGCAGAAGATGCCGACGGCAAACCGATTATGATTTTCAAGAACCCCAAGACAGACACAGGACATTTTAAGAAGTCTCAGCGTGGTTGCTGCCGCGTAGTCAAAACTAATGACGGCTACGATTACGTTGATGGTCTTACTTGGGCTGAAGCACAGGACAGCAATGAGCTGCGCACCGTGTTTAGAGATGGAAAGTTTGAAAAGCAGTTCACGCTGGATGAGGTTCGTAAGAATCTTCACGGAGGAACGTTCTGATACCGGTACAAATTATTGATGGAGATTTGTTTCAGACCCACGCCAAATATATTTGCCATCAGGTTAACTGTCAGGCGAGAATGGGTAGTGGTGTGGCGAAACAGGTTCGAGCCAAGTATCCAGAAGTCTATAACGCCTATGTTGGCTTCTGCAACGAAGAGCGCAATGCGTTCGGTCAGACGCAGTTCGTTCAAGCTAACGACGGTAAAGTCGTTGTCAATATGTTTGCGCAGAGCAACTACGGATATGATGGGAAACTGTACACAGATTACACCGCATTTCAGAGCTGCTTAAAACGGATTAAGTTGACCATACCTGCAGGAGAAACAATTGCCATGCCGTTTAAGATTGGATGCGGTCTTGGCGGTGGGGACTGGAATGTGATTTTGGGTCTTATCCAAAAGGAACTGTCCGATAAGTACACAGTAGAGTTGTGGAGAAAAGAGGTATAGTATGCTGGCAAATCCGAAAAGAACAAAAGATGAAATCGTGCAGTGGATTCGAGAATATTTCGCTGCAAACGGCAACGACTGCTGTGCTGTTATCGGCATTTCCGGTGGCAAAGATAGCAGCGTGGTCGCAGCACTTTGTGTTGAAGCCCTTGGCGCAGAGCGGGTTATCGGTGTGCTGATGCCGAATGGTCGGCAGAAAGATATCGCAGACTCCAAGCTGCTGGTCGATACGCTTGGCATTGCAAGTATTACAGTTGACATTGGCGGCGCATACAGCAAGATGGTTGATGTAGTCGGCAGAGCAATGCCATCTGGAGTAAGCAATCAGGCAGCGGTCAATCTCCCTCCAAGGCTGCGTATGGCGACGCTCTATATGGTCGCGCAGTCTTTGGCTCGCGGAGGTCGGGTGGCAAACACCTGCAATCGCTCTGAAGATTATGTTGGATACTCCACAAAATTCGGTGACAGCGCTGGTGACTTCAGCCCACTCGCAAATATCATGGTGCATGAGGTTCGTCAGATTGGCTACGAACTCCCCATTCCTCGTGAGCTGGTGGACAAGACTCCATCGGACGGTCTTTGCGGTAAGACAGACGAAGACAATCTGGGCTTTACCTATATGCAGCTCGACAACTACATCATGCACGGTAGTAGTGGGGATGAAGACATCGACAAAGTAATTGCAAAGAAGCATACGCAGAACCTGCACAAGCTCAATCCGATGCCAGCCTACGGCTCACAGCCGTAAGGTGATTGTATGGAAGAAATAGCAATCGTCCGCTGTTTGCAGAACGCAAGCGGCGCGATTAGTAAAATGCGGGTCTTGCAAGCCTTCAAAGATGTTGAGAATTTCCGTAAGATTTTGTACTACGCTTTGAATCCAATGCTAACGTACAAGATTTCGGAACAAACATTGCGAACGCCTGTCGAGTATGACCCAGCAATTACAATCACAATGACCGACATCTTCGAAATTTGTGAGCTGCTGGCAAAGCGAAAAGCATTGGACGCAGCAACTGTATATCAAGTGCGGGTCTTCGTGCAGTGTTTAACTGACCCGGAGTCATCCGAGTTTTACATTGAACTTCTGTCAAAAACACTTCGGTTGGGTGTCACAGCGAAAACTGTGAACAAGGTTATCCCCGGACTGATTCCCGAATGGGAGGTTCAGCAGGCATATCCAATCGACAAATACCCAGTCAAGGACGGCACAGAGTTTTGGCTCACTCAAAAACTGAATGGTGTCAGAGCAACATACTACAAAGGGCAACTGTTCGCAAGAAGCGGAGTTCCCTACGAAGGGTTCGGGCACATTCTGGACGCGCTCAAAATCGACGATAACGATAGCTATGTTTTTGACGGTGAACTTACCTTGCGCGATAAAGGAGCGCTGTCTGACAATGAGGCATTCCGCAAGGCAACGGGCATTATCAACTCAGATGACACTGATAAAACGGCAGTTTGCTACACCATCTTCGACGTGCTGACGACAGAAGAATTTGATGCTGGTGTAAGCGAGGGAGGCTATGGGTATCGCCGGTCTTTCTTAGACCAGCTTCATCGCTTCATTCCGCAAGATGGTCGAGTCAACATCCTCCCTGTTTTATATCACGGTAAAGACCAGACAAAAATCGATGAGCTATTAGAGCAAATGGTTCGGGAGGACAAAGAGGGCTTGATGGTCAACTTTGATGTTCCATATAAGCGAAAGCGTCACAACGGAATCCTCAAAGTCAAACGCTTCTACACTATGGATTTGCATATCTTGCGTTGTGAAGAAGGAAGCGGCAGGCTTGCAGGAACGTTGGGCGCATTTGTGCTGGACTACAAAGGCAACGAAGTAAATGTTGGGTCTGGCTTTTCCGATGAGCAGCGTACAGCTTTTTGGGCGGCTAAAGATGAAATGCCCGGACGGTTGTGCGAGGTAAAATACAAGGAAATATCATATGACAAAAACACCGGTGCTGAGAGCTTACAGTTCCCGGTGTTTATTTCTATCCGAACAGACAAAGACGAGGTCAGCTACGGCTGAGAAAGGGGGCTTGCGTGGGTAAAGTAAAGGCGGCACCACAGTTTTCAGAATCTATCAGTAGCTTCTGTAAGCTGATGGAGAATGCGCAAAGGGACTATGCGTGGAACTATGATGAGGTGAACCGCATGGATAGGCTCACGCAGGACTACCTTCACAAACTGGAGCTTGACGGTCTTGATTACAAAGAGCGAGCCAAAGTTGCTACACAGCTTGCAAAGTGTCGTCAAGCACGGCGCGAGTGCAAGGATACGGTAGAAATTCTTGAGCCGCTCGTTCAGTTTCTTGAAAGCGACAAAGGCAAAAACCTTTTGAACCTTGTGCGTGAAGCGCTGGGTAAGACCAGAAAGGTCGAAGAGCGTATGGAAACCCGCACATACATACCAAGAGTCTTAGAGCAGGAGGCAACAACATGAACATCGTGTTCTGGCTCATCGTAGTCATTGTGCTTGTGCTTATCTGGTTCTGTTTGAGTTTCGCCTTTAAGGGCGTCGGCGGAGTTGGAATGCGATTGTACAATGATGCGAAGAAAGAAATCTCCGAGGAAACGGAGAAAAAAACTGACGAAGAAAAGGAAGTAAAAGAATGAAGAAGGGTAAACTTGGCGCAATCTTGCTGGCACTTGTGCTGATTATCGGCTTGGTTTGCTGCGTTGTGTGTCTGGAGAAGATTCCCGCAGGTTACGTCGGCGTCGTGTATAACATGAACGGCGGCGTTGATGGCGAGGTCTTGGAACAGGGCTGGCATCTGGTTGCTCCGACCAAAAAGGTGACCAAGTATTCTATCGGTATTGAGCAGTCATATCTGACGGCTGAGGATAAGGGCGACTCACCCAAGGATGAGAGTTTCAACATCCCTACCTCTGATGGTAAGACTGTCCGAGTGAATATTGAGTTCTCATATCGTTTTGATGAGGCACGAGTCTCCGAAACCTTTGCAATGTTCAAAGGAAAATCTGGCGAGGCAATCAAGGATTCGTTTATTAAGCCCAAGGTTGTGGCGTGGACGCAGGAAGTTTCCGCAAACTACCCTGTCACCGACATCTTTGGCGACAAGCGTACTGAAATCAATGCCGAGTTGGATACCTATTTGCGTGAGAAGTTCGACCAGTATGGCATCATTATTGACACTGTAAACTTTACGGATATCTCAGTTGACGATGAAACGGCTGCGGCTATCCAGAAGAAAGTCACTGCTCAGCAGGAGCTTGAGTTGGCGAATATTGAAAAGCAAACCGCCAAGGTTCAGGCTGAGAAAGACAGAGAGGTCGCACAGATTAACGCAGAGAAAGCAGTTATTGAAGCAGAAGCAAAAGCAGAGACATTGCGTATTGCTGCGGAGGCAGAAGCCGACGCAAACCGCAAGATTGCGGCTTCACTTACCAATGAGTTGATTGAAAAAATCAAGTATGAGCAGTGGAACGGCGAGCTGCCTACGGTGACTGGCTCAACGCCCATCATTAGTCTCGAACCGTGATGGAAAAATGGTGGGACAATGCAAAAGATTGGGTTAAAGTTCTAATTTGCATTGCTGTCTCCATCGTCTCGATTGCGCTAATCATTCTTACGATGATTATGCCAATTGTTTGGAGCATCAAGCTGCATAACCCAGCCTTTCTGCTTTTGTGGTGCATCCCCGCTGGTATCTTTGTCGGCGTATGGGCTTACCAAGAATTTTTTGATTTCTAAATAAGGAGGAGATTATTTGACAGCCGTATATCTGGTCATTTTATTTTTCGCTAAGGTGCTGGACAACACGCTTGGTACAGCCAAGACAATCTTGGTACAGAGAAATCGTTGTGTCCTTGCCGGAGTCGCTCTCGGCTTGTCAAATTTTATCTACCTTAGCATCACAAAAGATATCGTAACAAGTGACAGCAGCCTCGCCCTTGCAACTGTTTCCATTGCAAGCGGTGTTGGCTGCTGTTTAGCTGTCGCATTAAGCAACAGGTTCTCAAAAGACAAGACCTATGTGAACGTCATTATGTCGGATAATTTGGAGGCGATGCAAGAGTTTCGAGATTTTCTGGCAACACATCACATCACGAATGTCGCTGCAGACAGCTATACCTTGGACTGGAGCAAAAAGTCCATCACCATCACTGCCTATGCAGAGACAAAAGCACAGAGCAAACTGATTGATGATTACATCGCAAATAGCTCATTGAAGTTCAAAAGAGTTATCAGCAGAAGCTAAAAACGATGGTTTCATAATCACCGATAAGCTGCCGCAGTACGTTTTCGATATTGTACTTCTTAGCAATCGTCCAGTAAGAACTGTTATCCGGCGTTCCGAGATAGATATTACGGCTGCAAACACCAAACTCATACTTGCGCTTGGAAATTTTGCGCAGGTAATACGTCGCTGACTGCCCATCAACTTTCTCTGTGACAGAGAACTTCGTTCCCTTGTTACGCTCCATCTCAAAGAGCGTCGTAAGGTTTTGAATGCGGGTTTCATCCGTCTTGACAATCCAATCAGGAAATCCACCCTTGCGTTTGGGTTTCATAAACAACTTACGATACCACTTAAACCGCATCAAGAAATGAGCGATTGCACTTTGTGGTTTCTGAGGTTGCTTTGTTAAGAGCTGCGCCTCCTGCTGTGCTTCAGGGTCATATTTCTTGATGCCCAAAACATCGGTCACATCGGCACCCAAATCGGCGGGAGCGCCATTCGGCAGAATGGACAGCGGGAGAACCAAACCCTGACTGACCTGACCACGCAGCTTAATGGTGCGAACTCTGAACTTTCTGTCTCTCAAGAACTCGAACTCTGGGCGCTCTGGGACGATAGAATCGACCTCAATGTAAACGATATGCTCTCCTGTATGGAACTCGCCTTTCTGAACCACACATTCCCAACCATCGACCTGCGCAACTTCAATGCGGTCAGCTCCTGCAATCGGGCGAAGAGATGCAATCTCACGGATTGTTGCCAAATGTCGCATAGGACACCCTCCTTTGAATTATTAAAACCATCGTTTTACAAGGTGAGATTTGCGGCAACCAGATTCAGGGCAACAAGTACCACATTAGTGGGTACGACTTGTTTGCCTTTAACCTGATTTATCCAGACCACAAGTGTGGCACGGCAGAAATCAAGAAACTGCTTGAGCCGTATGGAATTAAGACTGTTCCGATTGTTGAGGAGGACAAAACCCTGCCCGAAACTATCGCTGAGCTGGTCGAGTATTCCAAGGGAAAATCAGTGGTTCGTAAGGAACAAAAACGAGAAGGTGTAGTTATGCGCAATGTCCGAAGCAACATCAGCTTCAAGGTTATCAACCCTGACTTCCTTCTCGCAGAAAAGGACTGATTTTTAATGCCAAGAGCAGTAGAAGATTTGACAGGAATGGAGTTTGGTAATGGCATGGTAAAGGTTATTTCTCGTGCTGATAACGGAAATACCAGACACGCCAAGTGGCTATGCCAATGCGAGTGCGGAAAAATATTTGTTGAATATGCGCTCAACTTAAAGGCTGGACGAAGAAATTCTTGTGGTTGTTTGAGCAAGCGAAAACCAACAGACTCTATTAGTTTACACAGACTAAATCGCAGTGGAGACGACCCGTGGCATAATTTGGCAAATGCCATTGTTGCAGTCGCAGCAGATGATTATCGTTCGGCACTTCGTAATGAAGACGAGGGGTTGTTAAAAAGTCTGGAGCTGTTCTTCCATTCTGAATGGTACAGGATTTTGACAGACGTAGACGCAGACAGGCTTCTCGGAATGTTACGAAGAGAACGGAGCGGCTCATTACAAGCCGCTTACATATAAACAGAGCCGAGTTATTCGGCTCTTTTCTTTGAGCAATCCAGCCTATGATTGCTTGAAGAAAAGAATCGAAAGGAGTGACACAAATGCTCAGAGTTCACAGAGATTTCAAGGGGTTGTTGAAAGATGTGCAGGACGAATATGATTTCCTCGCTGAACTGAATAAGAGCCTGCAAAAGAAGGTCGCCGAATGGAACAAGGATGAAGAGATTCAAAGGGCAGTGGAGATGACTGAGTATTGTCGCACCCATTCCTTATGTCAGATGTCAGATAACGAGAAGAAAGCAGAAAGAGCGTTCAGAGACAGTCACTACAAGTCATGTAAGAATGGCAGCAAGTATTTGTACGAGTTGACCGGAACAGGCATTGGAACGGCGATTACAATTAAGTGTCCTGTCTGCGGCGAAGAAAAAGACATTACTGACTACGATTGCTGGTGAGGTGGTGGACATGATTTTTCGTGTAATTCTGTTTGCGCTGGCAACAGCAGCAGTCATTGGCGGTCTTGCATATTGGTTGAAGTGTCTTTGCCTGTGCGACTATGAAAATGCTTGTGACTATTCGCAGTGCGATAGTTGTCCGTTCCCTTGTGAGAGGCATAATTGTGGGTAAGGCGAAAAGAAAACCAAGACCATCAATGCCAGACTGGTTTTGGTGGGGGCAAGACGGGTGCTGGTTCTGCAAACAAAGAAATAACTGCAAGGAAGACACGCCAGCGCAAAGCGAGTAGCGCGGACGAAACTGCAATTGATGGAGGATGATTATGGATTTGTGGAAGGGATATGAGCTAAGCAGGACATATGTCCCAGCGGCTTATTACACGATTACATCGATTAAGAGCAAAAACGGCAGAGCAAATCCATTGCATGACGAGGTGCTCGGTCGAAAGGCATACGTTGTTTACTTGGAGGTCGGAGAGCGTGGCTTTATCAAGTATTTGCCCGATTATGACGACCGGTATCATTGCCTACATACATCTACTGTTTTGGATTTTACTCCGTGGGGAAACGGCGAAGACACAATTACTATCCAAACAGCAAATACGGAGTATATCTTGACGAAGCAGTAAGACTTTTCATCAGGAGGTCAATCATGCTTGAGTTCTGTGGAAGAAAGTTCACTTGTGATGAATGCCCAATTTGTGAAGGCATTGAGCATAGGCTCAGGGTTGCAAGAGAAGGTGGCTACGAACCGCAGCTTGAATACTGCGGTTGCGATAAAGTCCAGACTGAGTTTTTTATCAGTGGTTATTGCAGTGATGCTTTTGAGGCGGACAAGCCGCAGGGCAAACTGTGTGAACCGAGAAAAACCGGGAGAGCATATCGGCGCAAGATGCGCAAACAGAAGAAAGAAAAGCTGATGCGTATTATGACCTACGGATATAAGTCAAGTATCGGCTATACAGACTGGGGTTGGAAAGACGGCGTTTATCAGCCGGTCGGAAGTTACATCCAGTACCCCAAGAACTCAAACAGGCAGACGTTTTGGAAGGCATATTCCAATAGAAAAATCAGACGCTATAAGGGCGACGTTCGTAAAGGAAATTCGTACCGGAGACATTTCGATTATGCGTGGGAGGTTGACTAATGGAGAATAAAAATATGCGGAAGCTCAATGTGACCGTCCAATGTATGGCTGTGTATAACAGCAGTATTATGGTTCCACGCGAACTGACGTTTGAAGAGGCAATCAAATATGCCAAAGAACATATTGACGAGATTAACCTTGGCGAACTTGAGTACATTTCAGACAGCGATGAGCTCGATGAAGAGAACTGCGACTTCGACGAGGAGGAAGACACCGACTCTGATTGTAGGGTGCTTTATGAAACTGGCATTGAGGAGCCAGAAATCCTTGGCTCCGGGTCAACGTACAGCAATGTTGTATATTTCCCTGATGAAGAGCGTGCCTTTGAAGAATTCCATCACTGTGGACGGAACTATCTGCACAGGATAACTTACCGCAAAAAGTCACCGTACACAACTACGGAGTGGTGGGACGAAGACCTGAAATGCTGGAGGAGCTAAGCCGCTATGGATATATTTTTTAAGAACGATGGTTCATACAGTCAATCAACAGTGGGAATCCCAGTTCTTGTGGACTACACACCGGTTGGATTTGTACGAGAAGTTAATGCCGACATGGTAACGTGCTCCCTATTCGATAAATTCATCGGGAAAGAGTGGTTGGCGCAGCGTCTGACGACAAAAGAACCGGACATATGCTCTGTATATATCGATACGAAATGATGGGGGTATAACATGGGAGTAAGTATCAGCGAGTTTAGAGGTGAGTATTATTTTCTGAGTAACTTCTACTCGGCACCAGTTACCTACAACGGAATGTGTTTTGAGAATAACGAGGCGGCGTTTCAAGCGGCTAAATGCCCAGAACGTATGACTGAGTTTTGCCGTCTGAATCCGTCAGAGGCAAAGAGGCTTGGGCGTAGGGTTAAGCTCCGTGGTGACTGGGAGGCGGTCAAAGATACCGTTATGTATGAGATTTGCAAGGCAAAGTTCTCACAGAATCCTGATTTGGCAGACAAGCTTGTTGCGACCAAGGATGCCGAACTCATTGAAGGCAACACTTGGGGCGACCGCATCTGGGGCGTCTGTGATGGCGTTGGAGAAAATCGCCTTGGTAAAATCCTTATGCGGGTCAGAGCAGAAATGTGATGTGAACTATGAAGAAGGCTAACACTTATAAAGGAAAACTCGGCTGGCAGTCTGAGTTCAGCCACAGATATGCTTGCTGGGCGAACAACCACAATGGGTGGGCAAAAGCCAAAAAGTCCAACAAGCGGTTGGCTAAGTGCAGATTGAAGAATGAGCTACGGAAAGAACTTGTTTATAGCGCATCGGATAAACAAGTTGGAGAATGAGCGGAAGGAGAATTTATGAAGAGAGAAGATTTTATCTTTGACCATATGGATGATGAGTATGAAGACTATTGGTTCAAAGTCGTTGGCGATACAAAAGACGAGCTTACAAAGAAGTACATGGAAATGTGTATGGTTTCGGTGACCGAGGTCGTCTATTCCAATAAGGAACAGATTCTTGGCATCAAGCGCCTCTTCCCGTTCAACTACGATGTCATTATGCCAGACGACACAGAGCTAAAAGATATGCTGGAATCGCTGGTAAACGGGGTAAACGGCTGACATGAAGAAACTGAAGCTTAACTATACCTGCACAGACCCAGATTGCGCCCAGTATATGGCAAAGGTGACGGATACAAGATACAGCTACATCGAGTACAGAGAATGGTTTGGGAATTATATTGTGTGTCACGCTGTTGTTGACCTACAGGACTATACTCTGGACGAAATTTGCACATACTGCTCCTCATACTATGCTTCTCTGGAACAGATGGTTGCTGACTACGGTTTTCGTGGAGCGTTGCAGATTATGGCAGAATGTATTTTTGAGCAGCTTGGTTTCGACGACATGGAGTTTAATGCAGAACAAAAAAGTGAAGGCGCGGCAATTAAATTCATACACGAATGGATGAAAGGCTGATTTGATATGGCATTATACAAGATTGGAATTACAGAAGCGGGAGACGCAGGCGTTGATTTGTCTTGGGTCGAGAAATTAGACAGAGTTGATGCTGCTGTTCTAATTACGAAGTGTGTGTCGCCGGATTTCTTCGATGCCGCTCTTGAACACAAAGACAGACTCATTGTCCATGCAACAATCACTGGATACGGGCACTCTGCTTTGGAACCTAATGTACCAACTCCATACGAGGAGTTTGCCGCAATTATGGAGTTGGTTAAAGCTGGGTTCCCGATGGAGAAAATCGTCATTCGCATCGACCCCATCATCCCCACAGAGAAAGGACTTTCAGTTGCATACCGTACAATGATTTCCTTTATGGAAATGGGATTTCAGCGATACAGAGTGAGCGTTATTGATATGTATCCACACGCAAGAAGCCGGTTCAAAAAGGCTGGATTGCCGCTTCCCTATGGCGATAGCGGTTTCGCTCCGTCTCAAGCACAGCTTTCAAAAGTGGACGATATGCTGCGGCAAGCAAAGCAGTTCTGGGAAGGGCTGGATAACGGCAAAGTTCTCCGAATTGAGTCCTGTGCAGAACCCGGTCTTACGGAGCCGATTGCCTGTGGCTGCATTTCAGACTACGACCTCAATCTGCTCGGATTTTCTGAGGATGCAGAATCAAGCGGGGCTGGCTATCAACGAAAGGGCTGTATGTGTTATGCAGGGAAAACTGAACTGCTGAAACATAAGACGAGATGCCCCTACGGGTGTCTCTACTGCTACTGGAAAGATATGAAAGGTTAATTCGATGACTAATTTCGAGGAAATCAAAAGGAAAATAGCCACTATGAATACCGATGAGCTGATAGAGTTTTGCGGCGGGGATACTTGCGAGAATGTGCTTTGCTCTTTTGTGAGCGATGGCGATTGTTGCGGGAACAATTGCAAGGTCAGCTATGATTGTGGAGACTGCATTAAAAAGTTCTTGCAAAGAGAGACGAGGGTAGTCAGATGAAATGTCCATATTGTGAATCTGGGACAAATGATTTTGTTCCAATGAACCAGACCGCTGAATATAGCGGCATTGAGATGTCCGTAAACAGACAAGGGATGTTGAGAGTAAGAGTGCTTGACGATGACGGTGGTTTTACAACCCAAGACATTGTCGAGATACGCAGTTGTCCGCTGTGCGGAAAGAGATTTGTGAAAGGTTGATTTGCATGAGCGGCATTATCCACTGCCCAAGATGCGGGCATCATGTGAATATACAGTTTGGCGAAACTGCAGGGTATTGCCCCTTATGCGACAAGGAGGTTCCAGCTATGGAGAAAAGAACGATTTGGGTGAAACCGTCCACGTTTGCTCCAGAGTTTGAGATGATTATTCCCGTCCCGACAGACCGAGACGATGAGGAGTATATCGACGAACTGCTGGACGGAATTTTGAACGATGAATTCCGTTACAATATCGAGTGGGATTTTGTGGATGGATTAAGCTGAACATAGAACATATGTGGTGGCGGAATAGGTAGACGCCGAGCGGGTGGGAGAGACAGTGCTGCAGACCTGATAAACCCGTCAAACCAATTTTCTTTCCATGCGAGGTGCAAATCCTCGCCCACATTTAAGATGACCGATTGGAGGTGTGGCTGTGACTGAGCGCAACGAGCACAAGAACGAAAAATACCAAGATGGTGACATCTATTTGAATCCATGCTTCGGTGACCTGTGGGTTGTGGATGGCACATCGTTCATTAAAATCAATAACGGATATGCGATTGACTTGGACGAGCCGGAAGGCTTCATTAAAGTTGGACATATCGATGGGGTAATTAACAGGAGAAGAACCAATGACAGTCAGGGATGTCCTTCCAAATCATCCAGTTGAAATTATGGTTAGAACCAACTATCCAGAAAGCCTTTTGCCGTATCTAAGCAGCGAGAGAATTGAACAGGGATTGTTGGTTGGTTATTGTTCTTGGGATGGTGATAAGCTCATTCCTGCTGATGGCGATTACTATTCTGTGGATGAGGTTATTTCAAAATACGAGTACGAAGAGAATGGCAGTTTGACATACTGGACTGTCTCCGAATGGATGTAGGCAACGACCGCTTTGTAGATTTGCTGTTATACATATTTCTCTCAGCAGCTTTTCGCCAAAGGCAAAAGCAAGAATTCGGCACTATGCTCGTAAACCAGAAGCCCGCTACGCGGGCGGTTTTTCTTTTACTCACTCGCATTGCAAGCAACGCTCGTGAGTTCTGGTTTACGACCAATGCCCATGCACATCGGTTGAGGGGTTTAGAGAAACGACCGATGCGGAAAGCGGTTACAAACAATGTTGTGGGAGGTGGTGAAGAATGAGTGATGCAGAACACTTGATTGAGAATGCCATTTGTGATTACGAAGAGAACGGGTCTTTCGACAGGTTCTTGGCGTGTAGTGTGAATAAGACAATGGCAGACGCTATTGGAATTAGGTTGGAGATAGTTACCGAGATGGCATACCATGTTTTACACGCCTTCAAGCCGGATTGGACAGAACATAATGCGGATTGAACTTCTCGATACATACGGTATCCTGCGAATCAAGACGACCGAATTCCTTTTTGATTTGGAAGACCTCCCCCTTATCAAGGGGCGCGACAGTTGGTACTGTGACAAGGACGGTTATCTTGTCAGCAGCTACTTTTATAATGGCGTTCGACGCTTTGTCCGGTTCCATCGACTTGTGATGCACGCAAAGCCCGGTCAATGCGTTGACCACATCAACAAAAACAAAGCGGATAACAGGAAGAAAAACTTGCGGTGTTGCGAGCGTTCTGAGAACGACAGAAACCGCAGCCTGTATTCGTGCAATACGTCTGGTGTCGCTGGCGTCTACTTCGACAAACAACGTAAGAAGTGGGTTGCCAGCATTACTTATAACCATAAGAAAGTTTACTTGGGCAGGTACGCGGTCAAGGAAGAAGCAATCTTGGCTCGGCTGACCAAGGAGGTCGAATTGTATAAAGAGTTCTCGCCGCAACGAGAGCTTTTGGAATCTCTAAATCTATAGGAGGCAAACGTGAGAGTAATCTACAAGTATCCATTGGAGATTACAGCAGAACAGGTAATCAATATCCCGATGTTGTACTTCGATGACCGCGTTGCAAGATGCAACGAACAAGTTCTTCATGTGGATGTTCAAGACGTGATTCGACCTTGCCTTTGGTGCATGGTTGATACCGAGAATCAGACATATCCAATGAAGGTTGTAACAAAAATGACCGGCGAGGAAATCCGGGAAGATGAGAAGGACAGACTGAAATATGTTGGCTCGTATCTCATTGGTGGCGGTGATTTCGTGGGTCATGTGTTCGTATGTTACGAATAAAACCTGAGTTTTATAAGGAGAAAATGCTATGAAGTATATGCTGATTGAAGTAATGGAGCGAGAAATTTCCGAGCCTGAGTATTTCGATACGCACGATGCGGCGCATGATGAGATGTGCCGACGTGTCGCCGAGGTTTACGATATCTCTCCTGACGAAGTCAAAGAGTCTTATCTTGAAGGCGAAGACCTGAATGAGAACGCCGTGGTTCTTGAGGACATTGCGTGGGCTGAACGGTATGGTAAGAACTTTGACTGGAAAATCTTCGCCATTGAGCGAGATACTCCTGCGCAGGTAACAGCTCCTCCTCTGTTCAATACCCTGAGATAACGATGATGCGGTGACGGAACAGGTAGACGCGCTGCTGGTGTTAATAAACACCCATAGAAACGGCAGTCAGGGCGGCGCAAGACATACTGCGCGGCGGTTGCAAGCGTCAATCGTGTTGAAAGTGCACGACTAATGGTTGTGGGGTGCAAATCCCCACCCGCATCTCGATAGGTCACCCTAAGTTACAGATACATATTCGAAAGGGGTGACACAAGTTGGAAACAAATAAACAAAATGAGATACGCAATGCTTATGAGCATAGCGCACAAGTCCAGTGTATTCCCGCTTCGATTAAAAAGACTACTGAGCACAGCGAAGAAGACCCATTGGTGGTCGCGCCGTATTGCAGAGTCAGTACGGACAACAAAGACCAGCTCGCAAGCTACGAGCTGCAGTGCCAGTATTACAAAGAATATGTGTCGAAGCATCCGGGGTGGCGGCTTTATGACATCTACGCCGATGAAGGGATTTCTGGGACTTCCGTAAAGAAACGCACGGACTTCTTACGGATGATTGATGATTGTAAAGCAGGCAAAATCGACATGATTATCGTGAAGAACATTGCAAGGTTCGCACGAAATGTTGTTGACTGCGTTGCCACTGTGCGTATGCTCAAGGCACTGGACAAGCCGGTTGCTGTTTATTTTGAGGATATTGCAATCAATACCTTGACACAGACCGGCGAGCTTCTGATGGTCGTTATGGCTGCTATTGCGCAAGGCGAGTCAGAAGCAAAGTCTGAGAGCGTGAAATGGGGGTTCCAGAAAAGATTTGAGAAGGGGCTCCCAAAGCTCGCAGACCTCTATGGGTACACCAGAGATAAGAGGCTGCTGGAGATTTACGAACCTGAAGCGAATGTTGTGCGGCTGATTTATCAAATGTTCTACGATGACAAAACGATTCCTGAAATCTGCTACATCTTAAACCAGCAAGGTATTCCATCCCCACGAGGTGGTCAGTGGACATACTCTACGGTAAAGACAATCTTGACAAATGAGAAATATTCCGGTGACGTTTTGATGCAGAAGACCGTTACCGTGGATATCTTTTCGCATCGCTCTATTCGGAACGACGGACGTGCTAACCAGTTTTTTATCCAAGGCTATCACGAAGCGATTATTCCGAGAGAACTTTGGCTTGAGGTGCAACAGATTCTAAAGGGCGAAAATGTCGTTCCGGTTCCATCAGTTGATGAGGTGGCAGATTTGTCTGCATCTGATGTCCCTCGGATATTGGATGGCTTTTTTGTAATTAAACCTCGAAAGGATGGAAACAATGAGTATCTTAGACAACTTTGATGTGGTTGGTGTTCCTCGTACATTCAGTATTGCAGAGGTTCGAATCCTGAAGAACCGCATCTCCTTTAACCTTGCAACAGCTTCCGAGATTGGCTATCCGCCGTTTGTGCGGCTGTTTATCAGCAGAGACAAAACGCAGATTGCGTTGCAGCCTTGTGCCAAAGAAACGCCGAACGCGATGAAGTTCTTTACATCGGATTCTACGAAAGACGGAAAGCCCAAGAAGAGAATGATTCCGGTTGGAAATCGTGCGCTGACGGCGCTTGTAAAAGCCGGTATTGGTGTCGAGATGAATGTTCCGTTAAAGGCGCCGGGTGTTCGCTTCGCAGATGAAGGCGTCATCATCTTCGACCTCAAACAAGCAACTGACATGAACCAACCAAATGCTTGCACAGAAACTGGTCTGTGCCTGATTCCCACTCCGGCATATCCATTTGTTGAGATGCCGTCTGGATACTTCGCATCATAATTGCAGGTGCAAGCCTGCATACATACTTTGGAGGTGAACCCACTTGAGTAAGAAATATGATTCACTCGGCGACAGAATGAAAGGCTACGAGAATATTGCTCGCAACTATTTGACTCGTCGGATTCCAACCATTATCAGAGTGGACGGCAAGGCGTTTCATACATTCACAAGAGGTATGGAAAAGCCATTTGACCGTATCTTGATGACAACGATGCAAAATACAATGAAGTACCTGTGTGAAAACATTCAGGGCTGTGTCTTCGGATATACGCAGTCAGATGAAATCACGTTGGTGCTTACAGACTATGCGACAATCACAACGGATGCATGGTTCGGATACAACATCCAAAAGATGTGCAGCGTTTCCGCTTCAATGGCTACGCTCGCTTTTTCAAATGCCTATACTGCTGAGCTGTGGAAAAACTTCCCAGAAGCGATGCGCAACAGTAACAATGGCACAAATAAGTACATTGAAACTCTGGTCGCAAAGATGGGTACAGCCATGTTTGATGCCAGAGTTTTTTCTATTCCCAAAGACGAAGTTTGCAACTGCCTGATTTGGCGTCAGCAAGATGCAACCCGCAACAGTATCGAGGCAGTTGGGCAGGCAAACTTTAGCCAGAAAGAGCTTCATGGTAAAAGCTGTAACGTTATTCAAGATATGCTCTGGAAGGACTGCGGTATCAACTGGAATGACTTCCCTGTTGACTGTAAGCGTGGTTCGGCTTGTTACAAAACAAGAGTTAGAGAGACCGTCTCTATCCTCAATAAGACTGAAACGGTTGAAGTTTTCAGAAACCGTTGGGTTATTGACCGAGAGCCTCCCATTTTCTCGCAAGAAAGAGAGTATGTTGAAAAATGGATATGACACCGGCTGAAGTTGCTACTTGTATTTGCGATATCTATGAGAAACTCGGACGTTTAGAATGCCGCCTCGAAAATACACGAGGAGATTTAGTCACCACAATAGAACGAAACAGGCAGCACACAGAAGAGTTCCTGAACCAGCAGACAGATATCGAAAACAAAATCGATATAGCCCTGACAACGGCTGTCCATGAATTGATTGAGTATCTACGATACCAAGACATCCAAGCTTTGGATGAGGAAGAGTTTTTGCTAAGGGTTCGGGAGCTTATTCGTGTTGAGCAAGACGAACGCCTTCCGTTCTAAGGAGGAAAAATATGAGTTGCTATAAAGACGGTGGCTGTGGTATTTATGAGATGTATTCTTGCTATGAATGTCCAGCAAGCAAGCCGGAGTACCTTAAAAGAAAGTCGCGCGAGCCGCAAAGATTACAGGCAATCGGAAACCTGCACGACGTAGCCAAGCAGATTCTGGATGACGAAGTGGTCATTCTCCTCCGTCAATACGGAACAACGCTTGCACCGGGACGAATGGGAGATGAGAGTCGTGTTCCAAAGTGGCTGCTCGTTCTTGCGGCAGACAGAATCGAGGAGTTAAAAAATGCAAGAACAAAGCAATAAACAGTTCTACATTTCAGATTGGCATTATGGTCATGCAAACGTGATTGCCTTTGATAACCGTCCGTTCAAATCGCTTCTGGAGATGGACGAAGCACTGGTTGACCGGTGGAATGCAGTGGTTTCTCCGGGCGATATTGTGTATGTTCTTGGGGATATGTTCTGGTGTAAGGCACAAGATGCTATCCCTATTTTGCGTTCCTTAAAAGGACAGAAGTTCCTGATTAAAGGGAACCATGACCGGTGCAATGACAACAAGTTCTTGCGGGAGTTTGTTAAGGTCACAGAGTATCTCGAAGTGAAGGACAGCGGTCGAACAGTGATTCTTTGCCATTACCCAATTCCGTGCTTTAAGAATCACTTTTACGGTTCCTTCCACTTGTATGGACACGTCCACAATTCTTTCGAGTGGAACATGATGGAGCATGACAAGTATCTGATGGAGGAACTGTACACGACACCTTGCCAGATGTTTAATGTCGGAGCAATGATGCCGTGGATGGACTACACGCCTCGGACGCTTGATGAAATCATTGCGGCAAATTCGCATAACGAGGCTGTTAGAAATAAATGATGGCTTGAATCACTTGTGCCACAAGGCTTTGAAAGGCGCTTGATGAGTGGTATTAGTGCATCATATAAAACAAAAGGAGTGGTCACTTGTGATTTACCTTGACAATGCTGCCACCACACAAATGGATGAACGGGTTCTTGAAGCAATGATGCCATACCTGACAACGGAGTATGGTAATGCAGGAACCCTCTATAAGTTTGGACGAGCTGCGAATGAGGCTGTGCAGAAAGCCAGAGCGCAAGTGGCAGCTTTAATCAACGCAGAACCAGAGCAAATCATTTTTACATCTGGTGGTAGCGAAGCAAACAATTTAGTCTTTCGGGGTTTGAAGGACTATCTGAAGAGTATCGGTAAGACGCACATTTTGGTATCGGCTGTTGAGCATGATTCCGTCCTACGAGCCGCAGAATCGCTTATAAAAGACGGGTTTCATGTAGAGTATATTCCGGTATCCAGTGAGTGCAGGGTCTCTCCTGCTGTCATTGAGGACGCATTACGGGCAGATACGGGGCTCGTATCTGTGATGTTTGCGAACAATGAAACAGGCGCAATCAACCCAATCGAAGATATTGGAACGATTTGCATGAAGCGCGGGATTCTGTTCCACACAGATTGCGTGCAAGCTGCAGGATGCTATCCTATTGATGTAGTGAAAATCGGTTGCGATTTCCTTTCGGTGTCATCACATAAGATTCATGGGTGTAAAGGCATTGGAGCTTTGTACGCAAAGGATAAGTCCAAACTTACGCCCATTGTATATGGTGGTTCAGAGCAAGAGTTCGGGCTGAGGGGTGGAACAGAAAATGTTGCTGGTATCGTAGGATTCGGAAAGGCTTGTGAGATTTCATCGAAGAGTTTGCACGAAGATACGGTGTGGGTTTCAACATTGAAACAGCGATTTTTCATGGCGCTGAATGAAGCGCTTAAAGATACGGGTGATGAAAGCTGCGTCCATGTAAATGGTATGTCGATTCTTACACCCGGAAAGACAATTAACTTGAGAATGGACGGCGTCGATGGCGAAACGCTCTTGCTTATGTTGGACGGCAAGGGAGTTTGTGTTTCTGCCGGGTCTGCGTGTAGGAGTCACGAAGCAGAACCAAGTCACGTTTTATCTGCAATGGGATTGTCCAAAGATGAAGCGCGGTCTTCCATCAGAATTTCGTTCTCAAAGAAAAACACGGCTGATGAAGCCGTAAGAGCTGCACAGATTTTAGCTGGGTGCATTTCAGCACTCAGGGCGAGAGAAGAAAAGGAGTAAGGTTATGACGATTGAGCAAATCAAAGAGATGGTCAACGGTTCTGCTTATGATTTCCTTAGAACAAACGAGCACCTCGGGAGCAAGATTATCTTTCTTACGCTTGGTGGCAGCTATTCCTATGGAACAAACGTCGAAACATCCGATGTTGATGTAAGAGGGTGTGCGTTGAACAGCGAATCAGATTTGCTTGGTCTGACGAGCTTTGAGCAGGTCGTTAATACACAAACGGATACGACAATCTATGCTTTTAATAAGCTGGTGAGCCTGCTCCTAAATTGTAATCCAAATACGATTGAAATGCTTGGGTGTAAGCCAGAGCACTATTTCTATATCTCAGACATTGGCAGAGAAATGATTGCCAACAGAAAAATGTTTCTGTCCAAACGAGCAGTTCATTCTTTTGGAGGTTATGCGAATCAGCAGCTCCGGCGCTTGGAGAATGCTCTTGCGCGAGATAGGCTGTCACAGGCAAGAAGAGAGGAACATATTCTCAACTCTATGAAAGGCGCCGTTAAATCATTTGAGAGTCGATACACAATTTTTGAAAACGGCAGCATTGTTCTCTATACAGATGAGAGTCCGCGAGAGGATTTAGACCGTGAGATTTTTGCAGATATCCAGCTTAAAAAGTATCCGGTCAGAGAGTTCAATAGTGTAATCAACGACCTGACGAATGTTATCGGGACGTATGAGAAGCTCAACCACAGAAACCACAAGAAGGACGATGAGCATTTGAACAAACACGCGATGCATCTTATTCGCTTGTACCTTCTCTGCTTGGATATTCTGGAGAAAGAGGATATTGTCACATATCGTGGTGATGACCTGCCTCTGCTGATGAGTATCCGTAAGGGTGACTATCAACTGGAAGATGGAACATATAGACCAGAGTTTTTTGAAATGGTTTCTGACTTTGAAAAACGACTCAATTATGCAAAGCAAAACACGAGCCTCCCAGATAACCCGGATATGAAGAAAGTTGAGGAGTTCGTTATGAGTGTAAACAGGAGGGCGATTGATGCATAGGATTTCTATCCCTAAAGGTGCGCGAGCAGTTCTGCTGAATCTCCGATATGAAAACCATGAGGCATATGTGGTTGGCGGATGTGTCCGAGACAGTCTGCTTGGGAAAGAACCAAAAGATTGGGATATCTGTACCTCTGCTACACCGGACGAAGTTAAGGAACTAATGCATCGTCGTGGCATAAAGACAATTGATACTGGGCTGCAGCATGGAACAGTAACGGTTGACATGGGCACTGTTGGGAAGTATGAGGTCACAACGTTTCGAATTGATGGAAACTATACAGACGGGAGGCACCCTGATTATGTGGAGTTTACCGAGAGCATTTATAAGGACTTGTCTCGCAGGGATTTCACCATCAACGCTATGGCGTACAACAGTGCTGGATTGATTGACCCCTTCCACGGGAGAGATGATTTACAAGCAGGGATTATTCGCTGTGTTGGCAATCCTGATGAGCGTTTTGAAGAAGATGCGCTTCGCATTTTGCGAGCGCTGAGATTCGCAGCGACCTATGGCTTTTCTATCGAAGAACAGACAGCCGCTGCCATCCACAAGGATGCTTGGATGCTAAAACGTATTGCTGCAGAGCGAATCAATGGCGAGCTTTGCAAAATGCTGCTCGGCGACGGCATCTTAAATGTGCTGCTGAATTTCTCAGATGTTATTGCGACGATTATTCCAGAAATGGAGCCTTGCATTGGGTTTGAACAGAACAACAAGTATCATCAATACACTGTGTACGAGCATATTGCCCACGCTGTTGCGAACTACAAGGGTACCGATGTGTCTGTTAAGGTAGCCTTACTACTCCACGACATCGGAAAGCCACAATGCTACACTGAAGATGAAAACGGTGGGCACTTCCACGGTCATGGGGTACCAAGCCGTGATATTGCAGAACAAGTTTTGGATAGACTGCGGTTCGATAATAAGACAAAGCAGGAAGTTCTTGAACTCGTGCTTTATCACGACACTATGATTGAGCCAACACCCCGCACAGTCCGCAAATGGCTGCATAAACTCGGTGAACGTCGGTTCTCACAGTTTTTGGATGTGCGGATGGCTGATATTCTTGCCCATGCAGAGGGTACACAGGAGTCCAGAATCGAAAGATGCATTGCACTCGGTTCCATTATGTCTGAGGTTTTAGAAGCGGAGCAGTGTTTCGCATTAAAAGACTTGCAAATCAACGGAAGAGATATTGTGAACCTCGGCATTGAACAAGGGAAACGTGTTGGCGAAATCCTTAACAGCCTTTTAGATGAAGTGATTTCGGGTGCTTTAGAAAACGAACACAATGCTTTGATGCAGAGGGCGGTGGAGCTTCTTGGCTGAACCCAAATACCCCAAAGGTGAAAGAGTCTGGGTTGGATATTATAATGCCGAGCATGAGCTCTGCTTTATTCTTACCAGTAAAGAGAGCCGTGAGTTTTATTTCCTGTATGAGCTTGTTGACGGAGAGTTTAAGAAGCTTGGAAAAGCACGGACACCGAAAGAACTTGAGGATAAGTTCGAAGTTTCGAAGAGAATGAGGTGTGCGCAATGATGTCTGATTTTGAGTATGATTGCTGGCAGCGTAAACGTATTGCACAGCAAGCAAAGTACCGCAAGTGCGGAAGCAAGAGCAAGAAATGCTCAATGTCAACAGACCACATGACGCAAAAACAATGGAAGGAAAGGAATGGGAAAGTTGTGACCGTTAATTTGAACCAGCCAATTACATGGGATGACTTCAAGGCACTGACGGCTTCAATGCAAGAAGAGTATCTCAAACACATGATGGAAAACTATGGCGCTAACGCAACGAGTTTTGCCGCCATGTTCGGAGTGCAACCACTTACGATTCGTCGGCATATCCAAATGAACAAGCTGAATATCAAGTTCCCAGTTGGTCACTCTATGAGTACAGCGCAAAAGGATGCGTGGGATGAATTGCTGCATGGGAAAACATCTGATGAGGATGCCGAAGTAGAAGTAGAAGATGTACCAGCTACCAAGTTGGACGAAGTAGCTTCCAAACAGAGTATGGATATGAAGCGCTTTTCATTGTGCTTTAACGGGAGAATTGATGTCAACATGATTGCGAATTCTTTGCTACATATCTTGGGCGACAATGCAGTTGGAGAGGTTGAAATTGTGTGCAACCTTGGTTGATTTGCCTTGATAATCTGTATCTTTGTGATAGAATTGAATTGAAGGAGTGGTCAAATGGATAACGGCTTTGACTTGAAGTTTATGTCAGACGAGGAGCTGCGAAACGCAATGGATGAGTTCATCGATAGCGTTAAGGACGATGTCGCAGCAGATGAAGAAAAGACAACGGTTTTGAATCCGATGAAGCTGCAGCAGATGCAGTTTGCTCATGCGGCACTAAAATACATTACAAGGGATTCTGACGTTGAAGTTTCCTACAAATTAAATACACCGTTCAAAACGATGGGGAGCATCAGTGTCGAGGGAGAGACGCTGGCTTTTGACAAACCGGAGTGGTTTGCGAGAGTAGCAGAGTTTGCAAACAACATGGAGGTCTATCCATTGGTTAAGAACCGAGTCCGTTTGACATTTACATTCCACGGTCTCACTAAACCGATTGAATAAGAGGAGGCTGGAATGGAGTACACAACTTGCAAAGACTCCGTCATGGAGTTGATTAGCGATGGTTCTAAGGTCTTTGGACGCGACTATAAGATTTCAGAAGAAATGCTTTCTAAAATCGATGAGATTTGTGATGGCGTGGATGAGTTGGTATCTGAAATTGAATGCGAAAGTGTCCATGCAGATATTGAAGAAAAAACAAAGACACTCCGTATTGTCATTGTGTGTGATGAGCTTGAGCTTCACGGGGGAAGAACCAACGGGTTCTTCAAGCTAATTACGAAACTGAACTCTTTTAGCTTTTCAAAGCAGGGTCGAGAGTTCATCAAAATTGAGTTGAACATTTCGAATGTATGGGAGCGTATGAGTGAATGAGAAAAGAAGAGGGCGGCTAAGAGACGCCTTGAAAATGCTGAGCAATGCTGCATCCATTGTGGAAACAGTCTGCGACAGTGAGCAAGACTGTATGGATAACTATCCTGAAAACTTGCAAGGAACAGAGAAGTTTGAGCGTATGGAAGATGCGGTTGATAGTCTCAGTGATGCGCTCGAAAAGATTGATGATGCGAAAGGACATATCCAGTCTGCGTTAGGCTGATGTAGTGGTGGCTTTATGGAACTTGTGATTGCTGTGATTCTCGGAGTTATCTTGCTCATTAAATTTGGGTCAGATAAAAACGCAGTGAGGAACACTCGAAAGGCGTATGACAAGAAACAGCAGGTAATTTCGGAGTGGAAAAGTGTAGTGACAGACCGCAGCCTTGAGCAGCGACTGAAAAGCTTTATCCATAATCCAGACAATAAAGAACAAGTTTCTGAGGAAGTTGCTCCTGTATATGAGGGAATCTTCGCCGGTAAGCAACTTTGCGAGTTGTTTCCAAAAGAACGGTGGTGCAAACCAAAAGCAGGATGGACGCCAGAGTATCACGAGCAAGTCCAGCGAGAAGTATGTATGAAGAATTCAGAAAACGCGCTTAGAATTATGATGGCAAAGCGCGGGAAGATTTTGGACTATGACGCAGACAGAAGCGCGTCTTACAGCCCCAGTGTAATATCAAGTGGTATCTCAGCAGACTCTCCATTGACGGCGTATGTTCTTATCTGGTGTGCGAAAGCTATAAAGGAGCATGGGGTGCCAAATGAGTTTATTGTTCCATCAATCGGTAAATATGGAGCAGGTAATATCCATTGGGAATTATAAAAAAGTAGGGCGTGAGCCCTACTTTTTCAATCCTCAAACAAATAATCTGGAAGGTCAATTTTTTCTTTCAGCAGCACCTTACCGCAGGCTTTTACAGAACGTCCGCTGTCGGCTGAGACGAAGATGTTTGTATGGCGAAGCTCTGGGTTTGCAGAAACCAAAACCAGATTGTTATTATCATCAAGATAGTATTGCTTACAATACATTGCTCCATCGACACAGAAGATGCCAACATCTCCAACTGAAAGCTCTGCGTCTTTTTTTACATATACCATATCACCATCATGTATATATGGGTACATACTGTTACCTTGGATATAAACAGCGTAGTCTGCTTCCTCTGGTACGGAGCTATCAACAAGAATCATCTCGAAGTCAACCCCGTCGAGAGGTACAGAGCTACCGGCAGCAGATGGAGTAGTATAGCGTGGAATGAATCGCTCGCTGTTGACCTGCTGAAAATCTATGACCTTTGGAATGACACGAATTGTTTTAGCGGCATCGACCCTTTCCTTCTCAAGTACACAGATTGCGTCAACTGCTTTTTTGCCATAGTTGTCAAGAGCTTGATAGCTGGACAAAAGTTTTTTTTCGGCAGGAGTGAGAACCAAAGCGTAGTTTGGTGTGTTCTCCAAATGGAAGTCCAGTAGCGTGTCTATCGATATATTGAGAGCCCGCCCGAGAGAAAGCAGCGCATCCATTGCGGGTTTCTTAGCGTTGCGTTCCCAAGCGCGAATTGTAACCGTGGAAACACCTACTGCATCTCCAAGATTTTGCTGTGTGAGGTTCCGTTCTGCACGAAGGCTCTTTAGCCTCTGCCCGAAGTCCATGTTAAAGTCCTCCAAAAAAATAGCCCAAGTTTTGATGTTGACAGACCACTGTGTTTGTGGTAGCATAAAACCGCAACAACTGTTTCTATTGACAGATTAACACAAACAACTGTTTCTGTCAATAATTAAAAAAGGTAGCTCGCCAATATAGACGAGCTACCACAAAACGCACACTGCCATGAACACCAACGTAATAACAGCGTGCAACGACCCGTTAACGACAGGTCGAAGTCATCGTTGACACCACTCAGCAATGACTCACTTGTAGTATAACACGGGATTTCTCGTAAATCAATGGAGGTTTTTACTACAGGATGAAGAAGATAGTCTCAGTCAAGGAACTTAAAGAGTATTGTGAAAACCATAAGCCTCAGCAGATTTCCTTTTACACAGAGAACCAGAGTTGGTATTGCGTCTCAGACCCATGCAAATTCAAGTTATCATTCCCGGTTATGTTGATATGCGAGAACCCCAATATGATTTGCTTGAAATCTGGAGCAAATACCTTATGTTTTGACCGAGTACGTTGTGTCGAGATAGACACTGAAATGACCGTGATTGGAACTGTTTTCACAGTTTTTTGTGGAGGTAGAAACGACAAAGAACAAGAAATCACCTACACCTTGTTAGCCGGTTAAATATTTTTTGATGTTGTTTATATAATTGACTTGACTCTGCCATATTGGACGTGCTATACTCCAAACATCAACATAATTGTATTTAAGGGGTTTAGCATATTGGGTTTTCAGAATAACAAAGAGCGGGTTCCGCAGATTGGTGAAGTGTATTTGATGAAGTTCGGTGGCAGTGGCAGCGAACAGAGTGGTTGGCGTCCGGGCGTCGTCTTCCAGAACAACATGGGGAATGCATACAGCCCCAACATCATCGCACTCCCACTTACCAGTTCGCTCAAAAAGACGAACCAACCTACACACGTTATCATCAAAGCAGCAGATAGTGGGCTTCGCAGAGACAGCATGGTTCTTTGCGAAAACCCAGAGCGTATGTCTAAAGAACGCCTCGGGCAGTACATCACTACGTTGTCAGAGGAGCACATGAAGCAAGTTGCCGAAGCAAACTTGCTGGCGACGGGTGCAATCGCCTATCTGGACATCGAAGCGCTGCTTGCTGTGTGGAAGAAAGCCGCAGCCCTAAACGCTGTTGTACCAGCATAATGCTACATACTAAGTAGGAGGCTCGCTATGTACAATGCGGAGTTAAAGTCAAGATTCGTTAAGGACTATACCAAGAGTATCAACACGGCTAACGTTGCCACAACAGTTTTCGAAGCGTTTGAACCGTATGAAACTTCGTGGAATGCAGACCTCTGTACAAGAGACAGAGAAGAACTGCAGCCAGCTATCGATGAGATACTTGCACTGCGCTCCAGAAGCCAGTGGATGTCTCTCACGATATTAAAAGAGTATGTAAAATGGTGTATTGCCATGAAGGTTCCAGACGCTTGCGATGGGATGCTTAATATTGAGGCGGCGGGGTTAGCAAAAGTTAGGCGGCAGATGGTCTCAAGCCCACTCCATCTTCAACGTGTTCTTGATGAGGTCTTTGACAAAGAGAGCGAAGAGACAATCGATGTCACCTACCGTTGTTATTATTGGATGGCTTTTGGTGGCATCAAAGAAGATGATACACTTCTCGTAAGAGCGTCTGATATTGACTTCGCCAACATGGAAATTGTCTATCAAGATACGCACGTCCCGCTTTATCGTGAAGCACTGCCAGCGTTCCATAAAGCAGCAGAACTCAATAGCTTCTGCTACAAGAATCCCAATTACTCTCGAACGATTACACGAGATAGAGTTTCTGGCGATACTTTGATGCGTGGTATTCGCGCAGTAAAAAAGACCGCGACACTTCGTTCAATTTTATCTAAGAAATCAGCAAAAGCCATTGAAGATGGACTCACCCAGCAACAACTTAGTTTCTACAGAGTATGGATGTCAGGGTTATTCTACAGAATGTACGATAGAGAACGAGCTGGTATTCCGGTCGATTTCTCAGAAGCAGCAACAGACTTTGTCGCTGACAGAACTTATGTGCTCAACGGAAGAATCAAGTTGGAGCACAAGCAGAACCGCATAGAAAAAAATTATATGGAAGATTATCAGCGTTGGAAGCTGGCGTTTTCAATCTAACGAAGCGAATGAAGAGATTCCCACAGAAGTGGGTTTCTCTTTTACATATATCAACATAATTAAATAACATACATCGCCGAACGGCTTAGGTATAAATCTGGAAAGAAAGGAGAAAGTGTATGGCTTTCAAGAAGACAAAGCAAGAGGCATTGGACTTGCTGCAGGAAAAGGAAAAGCGTCTGGCTGAATTGACAGAAGAGTCCGCATATGCGGTTCAGATGGTTCAGAACACCATTGATAATCTGCAAGCGGTCAACAGTGACATCCAGACCACGATGGATGAAATCGATACATATATGCAGCGGTTGAATGATACTCGCAGCAGCCTCAGCACCACTCACGACAAGAATGAAAAAATCATGCAGAACTTCGCCAAGCTGTTGTGCGTTGATTAAGGAGGAGATTCATTGAGCGAATTAAAGGAAAGATTCCTCGCGGTCTACAAGGAAACAGTTACGCGAGAGGGTTCGGATTCTTTACTGGACTGGCTCGAACATTCTGATTTCTTCGTGGCACCGGCTTCGACAAGGTATCATGGATGCTATGAGGGTGGGCTTTTGCAACACTCTCTTAATGTTTATGATTGTTTGAAAATCGGAATCGAGGCAGCCGGACTACAAGGCACCTATAGCGAGGAAACAATCGCAATTGTTTCTTTGATGCACGACCTTTGTAAAGTCAACTACTACAAAAAGGGCTTTCGGAATGTCAAAGATGAAGAGACTGGGCAGTGGTATAAAAAAGAGGTTTATGAGGTTGATGAAAAATTTCCCTGTGGAGAACACGCAGATAAGTCTATTATCATCCTTCAGAATTTCATTCGCCTTGAGCCAGAAGAAATCTTGGCAATTCGTGCCCACATGGGCGGTTGGGACACCGCAGTAAAAGGTGGTAACGCTTTCATTGGTAAGATTTTTGAGCGTAGCAAACTGGCGCTCCTGTTGCATCTTGCCGACATGGGAGCGACATATTTAATGGAGGGGTGAAATGGCAGAACAGATGAACATTTATCAGAAACTTGCCAGAATCAGAAAGCAAGTGGAGGTCATCCAGAAGAACAAGAGTGGCTACGGTTACAAGTATGTTTCCGAGGATGAGATTCTCGCAAAAATCTCGGTATTTATGGACAAGTATGGTCTGTCTCTGATTCCGAATATCAAGCAGGGCAGCACAATTGTGTCCCCATATACATACAAAAAGACCAAGACTACCGGCAAGGGTGATATCTATGAAGAAAACAACAACGAGGTCTTGGTTAGCGCAGATATGATGTGGTCTTGGGTTGATAACGACAACCCGGAAGAGCGTATCGATGTTGAGTGGGCGCTTGTTGGGCAACAGGGAGATGCTTCTCAGGCATTTGGCTCTGGTTTGACATATTCGAATCGTTATTTCCTGCTCAAGTTCTTCAATATTGCTACACCTGATGCAGACCCTGATGCATTCCGTAGCAAGCAGAGAGCGGCGGAAACAGCAGAGGACAAAATGATTGCCGAGCAAATCATTCAGAGTTTTGATGAGACACTGAAAGAGTATCTCAGTGTGCATAAGGATAAAACAGACGATGTTAAAAAGTTTGTATCCAAGTACGCAAAGGGCGGCAACTACTTTGCAATTACAGAGTCCGTGTTGGCAGGAAAACTTCTGTCGGATTTCAAGGAAACGTTTAAGATTGAGGAGTGATACACTATGGGTTTTCGTACAGGTGCCTATGCAAAAATTTGGGAAGTAACTCCCATGAGCGACACGAGCACAAAGGTTCGGTTGTCGGTCAGCAGAAAGAACAAGCAGACCAATGAGTACGAGCAAGACTTTTCTGGTTTTGTTCTTGCCATTGGGACTGCGGCGGCAAAGAAAGCTGCTTGTCTGAAAGAGGGCGAGCGTATTAAGCTTGGAGACGTTGATGTCACGACAAAGTACGACAAGGAGAAAAAGGTGACGTACACCAACTTCAAGATGTTCTCCTTTGAAGTTGAGGGCGACGAGAGTAGCTCTCAAACCACAGACCCTCAGCCTACGGTTGATGATGGCGAAATTGATGACAGCCGGTTGCCATTCTAAGGTAATCGCCTATGGGAGAAGTAAACTACGCACCACTCATTGATGACATGGTGTGGAGCTACTCACGAATAAAGGCTTTTGAGGATTGCCCGTATAGGTGGTACTTGAAGTACATAAAGAAGTTTCATGGTAAGGATATGTTCTTTTCAAGCTATGGTACTTTTATGCACAAGCTTATTGAGTTGTATCACAAAGGTGAAAAAACGCCAAGGCAGATTGTCGATATGTACTTGCAAGACTTCAAAACTGAAGTTGTGGGACGTGCTCCAAACAGGAAGGTGTTCAGTAGTTACTTTACTGGCGGCTTGCAATATCTTAAAGCACTTCAGCCATTCCCGTATGGCATGGTTGGTGTCGAAAAGAAAGTTGACTTCGTAGTAAACGGTATCCCGTTTGTTGGTTACATAGACTTCCTTGGGGAAAAAGATGGTGACCTATATGTCGTAGACAACAAGTCGAGGATTTTGAAACCACGAAGCAGCAGAGCAAAACCAACTAAGGCTGACGAAGAGTTGGATGCTTATTTAAGACAGCTTTATATCTACTCTGCGGCAGTTGAAGAAGAATATGGTAAGACGCCAAAGAGTCTTTGCTTCAACTGTTTTAGAGATAAGCTGTTTATCATAGAGCCATTTAAGGAACAGGCATACGCCGAATCTAAAGAATGGCTTGCAAAGAGCATCGGAAAGATTCGTGAGGAATCAGATTTCAAACCATCAGTAGAGTTTTTCAAATGCACACACCTGTGTGAGATGCAGGATATGTGTGAGTATTACGAGTTGATGAGAAAGAGGTGATGAATTATTAGGGCAAGTGAAGACATGGCAAGGGTTGAGAGCGAAGCTGGCATTATCGCTACGCTGATTCATCACCCGGAGTTCTCATATTACTCAGAGCAACTGTTGCCAAACCATTTCACTAACGAGGAGAACCGCTACATCTATCAGGCAATTTGTTCTCTTGCACGAGACGGGATTACGACGATTGACCCGTATAACATTATCCAAGCGTTGTCCGCTAAAGAAGCAACAAGGCGTTTTGCAGATGAGCTCAGCATCGACCAGCTCTATACATTGATGGACAACAGTGACAGCATTGCTCGAAATACTGTTGAAGAGTACAAGCTGCTTGTCAACAATGTTATGGATGCGGCTTTTAGGCGGGATACTTTCCAGCAACTCAAAGAGTGCCAGAAGCTTTGCACTCAGCCGTCCGAAGAAAACATCGAACAGAAAATCTACAAGATGCTGGATGATGTGATGATGGAGTTCTCAGCAACAAATGAAGTCCCGCCATACAAAGATGTCGTAGATAAATGCTGGGAAGAAATCAAAGGTAGGCAAGGCGCTGGATACGCAGGTATTCCCTTTAAGTTTCCTGCATTGAACGATTATGCGACCATTGAGCGTGGAGAACTGTTCATCTTTGGCGCAGAGCAAAAGCAGGGCAAGAGTATGATGCTTTTGAATTGTGCAGTTGACTTGCTGAAGCAGGATTACGCAGTCCTCTATCTGGACAGTGAGCTAAACACGCGACTGTTTACATCAAGAATCTTGGCACACCTATCTGGTATTGAGTACAAGCGATTGACATCTGGCAATTACAGCGACGAAGAGGAAAAGCGTATTCTGGATGCAAAGGAATGGTTAAAAACGCGCAAGTTCACACATATCTATATCCCAATGTTTGACCAACAGAGCATTTTTACGGCTGTGAATAAGGTGAAACATACGCAAGGGCTTGATGTTCTTATTGTTGATTACTTCAAGGGTAAGGGCGAGGGCGATGCGTTTGACAGCTACCAAGAGCTTGGCAGATTTGTAGATATGGTGAAGAATCAGATTTGCGGTGAGATGAATATTGCTGGTATTGGCGCCGCTCAAGCAACGATTACCGGTAAGCTTGCCGATAGTGCAAAAATTGCTCGTAACGCATCAACCATTGCAATGATTTCCGATAAAACCCCAGAGGAAATCGAAGCTGATGGTGCTGAGTGCGGCAACAAAAAACTCCGTGTAACTGTAAACCGTAATGGTATGCAGATGACGCAGGACGAATACATAGATTTGCTGTTCGATGGAAATCACATCCTCTATGAACAGGCGAAACAGCATATTCCACAGACACCTTTTTAAGCTGTCAACATAATTAAATAAAATACGGAAGGAGGGGTGGGGTGGAGCTATCTGAGCTGATTGAATCAGTCGATATCCTTGAATACATCTCGCAATATACAGAGTTCACAGAAAAGAACGGAGAATATTGGGCATTGTCGCCATTCAAAGATGAGAAAACCCCCTCCTTCTCCGTTCGTAAGGAAACAAACTCATTCTACGACTTTTCATCGGGTATCGGCGGTAACGTACTGACATTCATTCGGTATTACGACAAGTGTGGTTATGCCGAAGCTATCGAAAAATTGAAGAATTACAGCGGAGTCGATGGTAATGTGGTCACCAGAAAGAAATTGGCGACAGTTGAGGTCGCCAAGAGGTTTATGCCGCCGAAAAAAGTGCAGAAGCAGTCAAAATCAACTGTGCTCCCAGACGATTATATGGAACGGTACGAAAAAAGACCAGACAAATTAGCTGTTTGGGAGCGCGAGGGCATATCCAAAGGCTCACTCGACAAGTTTGACGTGTACTACGACAGCTTTTCGGATAGATTGGTCTATCCAATACGGAATCCAGATGGAAAAATCGTAAATGTAGGTGGTAGAACGCTTGACCCGGCATGGAAAGAAAAAGGTTTGCGTAAATACACCTACTTTATGGCGTGGGGTGAGCTGAAAACTATTTATGGTCTTGCAGAAAACATGGAGGGCATCAGGAAAAAGGGAGAAATCATTCTTTTCGAAGGATGTAAGTCAGTTTTACTCGCAGATACATATGGGGTACACAACACTGGTGCGATTTTGACATCGCATCTTAATCCGAATCAGATGAAACTGCTGGTCTCCCTTGGGTGCAGGGTGGTTTTCGCCCTTGACAAGGATGTTTGCATCAGGGACGACCACAATATCAAGCGGTTAAAGCAGTTTGTCAACGTTGAATACATTTGGGACAAGGAAGATTTGCTTGGCGATAAGGACAGTCCTGTCGATAGAGGTCAAGACACTTGGAAAAAACTCTACGACGGGAGGCTGTCATGGCGATGAGCAATCAATACACCCTATACCACTTGCATAGTGACCTTTCAAACGGTGTTACCAATATTGACTCCGTTACAAAGTACGGCGAATACATAGAGCGTGCCAAAGAGTGCGGCATGAAAGCAATGGCGTTTACGGAGCATGGCTCTGTTTTTGAGTGGTGGCACAAGAAAAGTGCTATCGAAGCTGCTGGAATGAAGTATATCCACGGCATCGAGGCATATCTTACGCTTAACATCGACGAAAAAATCAGAGACAACTACCACTGTGTCTTGCTTGCGAAGAACTACGACGGGTTCTTAGAACTCAACAGCCTTGTGTCTAAGAGTTTCTGCAGAACCGACAACCACTTTTACTATGTCCCACGAATCACGTTCAACGAATTGTTTGCGACATCTGACAACATTATCATCACTACGGCTTGTGTCGGTGGCGTTCTCGGGAAAGGTGACGAACAGGTTCAGCAGTATTATCTGGATTTTCTTGAACGAAATAAGCACCGCTGTTTCTTAGAAGTCGGTCACCACATGGATGAGAAGCAGGTCACCTACAACGAAAAACTGTTATTGCTTAGCAAGAGTACCGGTGTCCCTTTGATTGCAGGAACTGATACGCACGTCCTCAATGCAGAGCATGAAAAAGGAAGAAGTATCTTACAGGCATCTAAAAACATTACGTTTGATGGCGAAGAACGTTGGGACTTGAAGTTTAAGACTTACGACGAGTTAGTTGCTGCATATAGAGAGCAAGGGTCGCTTCCAGAGGCAGAATATATGCAAGCCATTGAAAACACCAATGTGATGGCAGATATGGTAGAGCCGTTTGAATTAGATAGAGGTACAAAGTACCCACATATCTACTCTGAACCAGAGAAGACGTTCCGTGACAAGATTCAGACAGCAGTTGAGAACCACCCATATGCACTCAAGCATCACACAAAGGAAGAGTTGCAGAAAACTATCGATGAAGAGTTCGATGTTTACAAGGCAACGAAGTCAATTGACTTTATGCTGCTCCAAACTTACTTGCGTGAGTGGGAAAAGCAAAATGGTATCCAGTGCGGCTATGGTCGTGGCTCAGTTTCAGGTAGCATGATTGCGTATCTCTTGGGGATTACGCAGATGGATAGTATGAGGTATGGTTTGAATTTCTTCCGCTTTATGAATCCGTCCCGTGTTACAAACGCTGATATTGACACGGACTATTCTGGCAAGGACAGAGAAACAATTAAGCGGTTCCTGCTTAAAGATAAGATGAATCTGCCGAGTATTCGTTCAGCAGAAATTATTACCTTTAATACCATTGCACTCAAAGGCGCAATCCGCGATGTTTGCCGCGCTCTCTATAAAGACCGCGCAGACATGAACTATCTTCAAGTGGCAAACCACATCTGCAAAGAAGCGGAGCTCCATGAAGATGTTATCCGAAAGAAGTATCCAGATGTCTTCAAGTATGTAGATATCGTTAATGGAACAATCGTCTCCATCGGTACACACCCGAGTGGAGTCCTTATCAGTGACCTGCCTATTGACCAAACGGTTGGTCTGTGCAGTATCTCCACATCCGAGTATCCGGTATCCATGATTAACATGAAAGAGCTGGACGACTTGATGTATGTCAAGCTTGACATCCTTGGCTTGGATAATATCGGTGTCATCAACGATACCTGTAAAATGCTTGGGATTGAGCGCTTGACACCAGACAACACTGATATGGAGGACATGGATGTGTGGAGAAGTATCCGAGACGATACGACGCTTATCTTCCAATGGGAGTCTGACAGCGCACAGCATTATCTAAAGCAGTTCATGTCTGATGCCACGCTCGATATTGCTCGGTCAAAGATTCCGAATTTCTCAATGCTAAAGTGGATGTCGTTTGGTAACGGCTTGCTCCGACCTGCGTGTGCCAGCTTCCGTGATAGTGTAGCCAAAGGTGAGTTTTACGATAACGGTTTTGACGCACTGAATGAGTTCCTTGCTCCAGAGGCAGGACGAATCGCAATGCAGGAAACCATTATGCAGTTCTTGGTTAAGTTCTGCGGCTACTCAAGCGCGGAATCAGACAACGTCCGCCGAGCGATTGCCAAGAAAAAAGGAACAGAAAAGCTCTTGCCGGAGATTGAAGAACGCTTTGTGGCTTATTGCTCAAAGGCGTACAAGATGAGTGCAGAGCGTTGCGAAGAGGTTATTAAGCCGTTCCTGCAAATCATTCTGGATGCATCAGCGTATGGCTTCTCGTGGAACCACTCAGACGCTTATTCGTCCATCGGTTATATCTGCGGATATTTGCGCTACTATTACCCATTGGAGTTCTTAACAGCAGCATTGAATATCTTCGGGGACAATATGGACAAGACTGCTGACATTACAAGCTATGCCCATAAGGTCGGTATTCGAGTTACGTTGCCTAAATGGGGGTTGTCCAGAGGTGAATACTTCTTCGATAGAGAGCGGAAAATCATCGCCAAGGGTCTCACGTCAATCAAGTATATGAGCGCTGGTCTTGCCGATGAACTGTACAACCTTGCAGCAAAAAACAAGTATTCCTGTTTTATGGATTTGTTGAAAGACCTCGATGAAAAAACGAGTATTAACTCAAGGCAGCTTGATATTCTGATTAAGCTTGATTTCTTCTCTGATTTCGGCAATCAGCGTGAGCTGCTTCGGATGGTTGACCTGTTCTTTAATATCTTCAAGAGAGGTCAAGCGAAGCAAATCAAAAAGACTGAGGTTGATGGAACACCACTCGAAGAAATTGTGAAGCGATACGCAGTCGGTGTTACAAAGTCTGGTGGCGAAGCTAAGAGCTACACACTTCTTGATGTGATGTCGATTTTGCGTGGCGCAGAAGATGCGGTAAAAGCAGTTGGCATGGACGACCTAAGCGATATTATCAAAGTCCGTAACTTCTATGATGTGATGGGCTATATCGGATATGTGTCTGGCAATGAAGCAGACAGACGCAAGCTATACATAACAGATATGAAGCCACTGGTTCGGAGAAGAGATGGTGAGCAATTTGCTTACAGCGTCTTCACGAAATCAATCGGTAGCGGCAAGGAAAGTAGGTTCACGTTATTCAATCGTGAGTTTAAGAAAGAGCCGGTTAAAGTCGGTGACATTATTTACTGTAAAGGCTACCAGCGCGATGGTGAGTATTTCAAGCTGACAGCGTATGACAAGGTTCTGTAATTGGAGGTGAAAACATGGAAGTGTTAACCGGGGACACATTGGCAGAAGCACTATTGTTCTGCTCTCAACAAGAGAATGTTTCAGTGTGTGTCGTACTTGATAATATGCGTAATACTAAAGAACTGGTTGAGACTCTTTGGAGGGAAATAGAGTTGGGGAATCTTCCGGGATGGGTAATGCAAAGAGGATTTGATGTAGCGTCCTTCTCTAATACATACTCCATTCTAAACACGAAGAAATCATCCGCTATGTATTTCGTTACCGCATATGACACGCGGGATTTCAAGGGACGCACATTTAACCGCATCCTATACCTAAGTGACTTGAACACGGTCATCCTGTCTGAGATTGAACGCTGTGAACAGCCATTGCGGTTTACCGATGGAACATATGGCGGTGAGGAACTGGACGACTTCCTCAGTGGTTTCAAAATCAAACCTGCTGCTTCAACAGTAAGGGTGATATAAAACACAGATTTTATAAGTGCATAGGAGGTGCGAAACTTGTCAGACAAACGTGTCTGCAATTATTGCGGCAAGGAGCTTGACCTCTTTGACCTGCAGGAAGATTTCTCTATACATAGACAACATATCGGATACGGCAGTATCCATGACGGAGACAATGTTGATTTGCAGCTTTGCTGTGACTGCTTCGACAAGCTCGTAAGCGAGTGTAATGTGTCTCCAATTGAGGAGGTCGATGACGAGTGACGAGAGCAGAGTTCAACAATGCTTTGGAGGAGGCTCTTCAGAAAGCAGCGCGAGTACGAGCCTATACGGGTGGAGGATGCGAAATTGCGTTGATTGTAACGAGAGACGTTTATAGATTCCTCTCTGAACACGCAGGTGTCACGTTTGATGTTCGCAATACTGACCACGGTATTTATCGTGGGTACAGAATTGGTATTGTCAATGAGCAGGGGTACAGCGATATTCTCAAACCGGCTATGCTCGGAATGGAGTATTACAACGGTATGGAGGTAAATGACATTATCGTTGTCGGCGATGAGAACAGACTGTTCCAGCTTGAGAGCAGAGAACCGATTTGCTTCCGGGACATGGGGTTAACCGTCAGTTTTGGGAATGGTACAAGGGCAACAGCCAATGTAACCGTAACAAATACCGCTGTTGATGCCATCAATGAGACAAATGCGGCGGAGACGGTAACTGCTGCAGCAGTTAATGCTGCGCGTCCAGTAGAAATGAACTATAGAGATGGGCAGTTGTTTGTCGATGGGATTCCGATTGACCTCCCGCTTGTAGACCTTGCAATGGAAGACCTCGTAGGAGTAACGACACCGGTAACGACACCGCAGCTTGATTGGAATGCCACTGGTCGTGCGACAGTTGATTGGTTCGGTGCTGTTCCGGTCGCTGCTACTGAACCCACACGACCGGTGCGAGCACAGAGAGCGGCACGTCCGAGAGCACCACGGGCAGAAGAACCGCTGAATCCCGGCGATACAAAAATGTTGGATGAGTTCCTTGGCAGTTTTGCCATTAAAGAAACTCTCCAGCACGCATAAGAAAAGTAAGAGGCTAAACATACTATGTGGAAGAGCCCAGAGTAAAACACTCTGGAGCTCTTTTTTCGTAGGCAGTAGAGAGGTAGAACAATGCGAAAAATTTTCACTATCTTCTTGCTGGTATCTATGATGTGCGTTTCAATCTGCGGATGCAGTAGCGCATCTGCCAGACAAGAAACGCTGTTGACCATTGAGGAGAAAACGGAAGTCGATGCGTTGGAAACCGCTATCACAGCAACAGACGCAAACCAGACAATTGAGGAGCCAGAAGAGGAGGCAGTGCGCCACACGGAGGGAGTAGACGGCTTCTCTGATGACATTGATTATCTCAGCATAATGAAGCAGAGTTGCTTAAACGGTGATTATGAAGCGGGCGTGGTTGCAGAGAAAGCCAGAAACAAGAAAATCGATGTGCTCGGCTTAAACGTGACAAAGGTTTTCTTTGAAGACTTGCTTGAGCTATCAAAGATTATCACGGCAGAATGTGGCGACAAGCGTTTGCCCTTTGAGTGGAAGCTGGCTGTTGGCGAGGTGGTTATCAACAGAGCTGACTCGCCAGAGTTCCCAGACACAATCAAAGAGGTCATTCACGCAGAGGGACAATATGCTAACGCGAATACAGACTATTTCAAAAACCTGACTCCGTTTGAACCCTGCGTTGAAGCAGCAGCCTGCCTTTTAAGTGGCGAACGTGTTTTGAATGAACCGTCAGTCGTATTCCAGTCTGGTGGGGTACAAGGTAGCGGCGTTTATCTTGAACTGTACAGCAGCTATTACGGCTATACCTATTTGTGTTATAGCAGTTACCCAGAACTTTACGGAGGTTAAGTAACGAATGGGAAAGGTAATTGTTCAAGATTATACATACAAAAAGCCAATCACGATGATTGGTGTAGAGGCTGGTATTTGCTGGGGAGCAAATACCAGTAATGATGAGAAGAATTATCTCAGAGGCATTGACTGTCTTGAGAGCGGACATGGGAGAACATTTGAGTTCCCTGATGTGTATTTGACTCTTGAAGGGTATTCGGCACGGGTCATCCGTGAGTGGTACACCCATATCGGCGGTCTGCCCACACGCCTTCAGGCGAGTACGCGATATATCGACTATGAACATGGTTTTGGATATGTTACGCCGCCAAGCATCGAAGGTAATCCAGAAGCGAAAGAAGTCTATGAAGATTTGATGGAACATATCAAATCATACTTAGAGAGCCTCGACACTATTGGCGTTCCTCGTGAGGACTCAGCATTAGGGCTTCCGCTTGGCATGGAGACGAAAATTGTGTGTAAGCACAATATGCGCAACCTGATGGATATGTCGCATCAGAGAATGTGCAATCGAGCCTACCATGAATACAGGGGGCTATTCAACGACGTATGCGATGCTTTGGGGAACTATTCGGAGGAATGGAAATACATCGTAGACCACTACTTCATGCCCAAATGCAAGCTCATGGGTTTTTGCTCAGAGAAAAAGACCTGCGGTATGATGCCGCGCAAACAATGAATGGGGCGCTTTCGGTTGCCGTTGTGATTCTTGCGGCTGTATTGCTATTCGGCAATGACGACAACCGACCAAGACCTGCCTGAATTTGGAGGTCTTATGAAAAGCAAGATACTGAACCCCAAACGTATGAAACAACTCATCGACTTCAAAGGGCTTGAACTTGATAACGGGATTTACCCTACGGATATCGATGGGCTAATTGAGTATCACGACTCAGAATACATACTCCTCGAAGTAAAACACAAGGATGCAAGAGTACCATACGGGCAACGACTTGCTATCCAAAGAATGGTCGATGACTTTACGAAGGCTGGTAAGAAGGCAGTTGCAATTGTTTGTGAACACAAAGTGGATGATACAGACAAGCCTGTGGTTGCGGCATTTTGCAAGGTCAGAGAGCTGTACTACGGCGGCGAACACAAGTGGCGACCGCCAGATTCGCCAATGAATGTTCGACAAGCCATAGACAAATTCCGAAAGTATGCGAAGCAACACAAAGGAGGTTGACAGGTGAAAGTCATTACGATTTCTGGTAAAGCGCAAAACGGCAAAGACACCACTGCTGGATTGCTTAAAGCGGCTTTAGAAGCAGACGGATATAAAGTCTTGATTACCCATTACGCAGACCTGCTCAAATATATTTGCAAGCAGTTCTTTGGATGGGACGGACAGAAAGATGATGCTGGTCGGCATATTCTTCAATATGTCGGAACAGACATCATTCGGCAGAAACGCCCTGACTATTGGGTAGGGTTTGTTACATCAATTTTGGAGCTATTCCCAAATGAGTGGGACTATGTGCTGATTCCTGATTGCCGATTCCCAAATGAGATTGATTATCTCAAAGAAGCTGGATTGGACACAGTTAATTTGCGTGTTGTCAGAAAAAACTTTAAGAGTCCTCTCACCCCAGAGCAGCAAGCACACCCTTCTGAGACAGCGCTCGACGATGTTGAGCCAGATTATTACATAACGAATAACGGGTCAATGACTGACCTGAAAAGAAATGTCATCGATTGGTTGGTCGAATACCTTGGTTCTCACCAAATGACGATTGATGAACTGTAAGGAGGCTAAATGAAGCATCTGACAATCTTGGTTGACATGGATGACACGATTGAGTCACTGGCGAGTGCTTGGGTTGATTACTTAAATGCACGACACGGGACGACTACAAAGCTGACAGACATCACCGGTTGGGATATTTCTAAAGCATTCCCGACGCTCACGAATGAACAGGTGTACGCACCACTGTTCGAGGATGATTTCTGGGATTGTGTTAAACCAATTGATGGTGCATCAGAAACTTTGCAAAAGCTTATTGCAGATGGGCATAAGGTCTTGATTGTAACCACATCGAACTACCATACGCTCGCATCAAAAATGGAACGGGTGTTATTCAAATACTTCCCGTTCCTAACGTGGAACGATGTCATTATCACTTCCCACAAGCAGCTTGTGAATGGTGATGTTCTCATCGATGATGGTACACACAATCTTGAGGGTGGGAACTATTTCAAAATCCTTATGACTGCGCAACACAATAAAAAATATGATGCAGAAGCCAATGGGATGCTCCGTGTAGAAACATGGGCTGAGGTTTATTCAGCAATTACGCTTCTTGCAGAGGAAGACGACCTTAAAGGTTGGAAGGAGGTGCCAATGGCAATTACTTTGTACTCAACAGGATGTCCAAAGTGCAAGGTTCTGAAAAAGAAGCTGGAAGAAAAGGGTATCAAGTACACAGAGAACAATTCTGTGGATGAGATGCTGTCACTTGGAATCAGTCAGGTGCCCGTTCTTAGTGTGAACAATAAATTACTTGACTTCTCGACAGCAAATGACTGGGTGAACCAACAATAAGCGAAGGGAGATTAAGCAATGAACATTCCACTCAAAATGAACAGGGACTTTGAAAAGGCTATGACCACACTCAATGAGCGTTATGGCGAAGATTTCGAGTACCTGAACGGTTTCCACGAAACGCAACTGAACTTTTCGGATTTCATCGATGGTTTTATTGACAAGAATGTCGCCGATGTGACCATCGATGCCAATGCGAACGCATCCAACAAGGATATTCGCAGTCTTTTGAATGAAAAGGGTAAATCTCACGATAAGCTGTTCGCTTTCAACAAGATTTTCTATGAGATGAAGAAGCGCTACAACCTGAAAACAGCCCGTGAATGGCTTGAAACAGAGTATAACGGCGGGTTTTATCTGCATGATGCGTCTACTTCTACATATCTGCCGTACTGCTATGCCTATGACCTGACCAGACTGGCAACCGAGGGTCTTTTCTTCCTCAAAAACTACAATAATCAGGCACCAAAGCACCTCACAACGTTCATGGATGACGTAATTGAGTATATCAGCTACATGAGCAATCGTAGTTCCGGTGCTGTAGGCATCCCCAACGTCCTTATCTGGACGTATTACTTCTGGAAAAAGGACTGTGAGAGTGGTCACTTCATTAAGAACCCCGAATACTACATCAAGCAGTGCTTCCAGAAGTTTATCTACCGCCTGAACCAGCCGTTTATGCGCATCGACCAGACTGCTTTTGTTAATGTGTCAATTTTTGACCGGAATTACATTGAGGCGTTGTTCGGCGGCGTGCAATATCCTGACGGAACATATGTGATTGACTGTGTTGAAGAGCTGATTGAGCATCAAAAGCTCTTTATGGAGGTCGTTTCGCAAATCAGAAGCGAGAATATGTTTACGTTCCCAGTGCTGACATACAGTTTGCTTTACCGTGACGGCAAATTCGTCGATGAAGAGTTCGCCAGATGGTGTTCCGACCACAATGTGACATGGAATGACAGCAACTTTTTCATCAGCGGCGATGTAAACACGCTGAGTAACTGCTGCCGACTGCTGTCTGATACTTCAAAACTCAACGCATTCATCAATTCGATTGGCGGCACAGCACTCTCCATCGGTTCTGTGAAGGTCAACACAATCAACCTCATGCGGATTGCGTTGGAAACTGAGTGTGACGAGAAAAAGTATCTTGCTCTGCTCAAAAAGCGTGCGTTGCTGTGTTGTAAGACACTCGATACTGTACGCCATATCATCCAGAGAAACGTTGAGAAGGGGTTGCTCCCCAACTATCAGGATGGCGCGGTCGAGATGGACAAGCAATACTGCACAATGGGCATCCTTGGTCTGTATGAAGTCATCGAGGCATTTGGTTACACCGAGACGGATGAGTTTGGTTACATCAGTTACACCGATGAAGGCATCGCTTTTGCAAGCAAAATCTTTGAGGTACTGAATGAGGTCAAGGACAACTTCACCGATGCTTACTCTTTCAACATCGAGAGTGTTCCTGCAGAGCGTGCGGCAGTTATCCTGTGCCAGAAAGACAACGTTCTGTACGACCACAATGACAAGTTCATCTACTCGAACCAGTGGATTCCGCTGTCTGCGAAATGCACCATTCAGGAGAAGCTCCGCCTCAGCTCAATCCTTGATGAAAAGTGTTCTGGCGGCAGCATCGCGCACATCAATTTGGAATCCAACTTCCCGAATACGGAAACAGCGTGGAAGATGCTGAACAAGATTGCTCAGGCTGGCGTGATTTACTTTGCGTTCAACACCCGTATCAACGAGTGCAAGAACCATCACGGCTTTGTTGGTACTGACCATTGCCCAGTATGCGGTGAGCCTGTCTTTGATACATACCAGCGCATTGTTGGGTATCTCGTCCCATCAAGGGCTTACTCCAAAGACCGTTTCCGTGAGTTTAACACAAGACAGTGGTACAGCTATGCGGAGGCTATGAGCGAATGAGAGTAAAGACAATTGTGGATGAAGACTTCACTAATTATAAAAAGCCAGCGATGTTCATTGGAACGATTTCTTGTGGTGGTAAATGCTGTATTGAAGCAGGTATCCCGTTGTCGGTCTGTCAAAATGATGGGTGGCGTGCAAGCGCCCCCATCAGTATTGACGACGAACAACTGTGCCTCCGGTATCTGAATAATCCGCTTACGGAATCAATCGTGTTTGGTGGGCTTGAACCGCTTGAACAATTTGATGAGCTGTGTTCGTTTCTTGAGGTTCTTCGCGGTCAATTCCAGTGCAAAGACGACGTTGTCATTTATACTGGTTACTACTTTGAAGAAGTCCCTGAATGGATTCAACAGCTTGCCACTTATGGAAATGTGATTGTGAAGTTCGGACGATACATCCCAAACCAAAAGCACATATTTGATGAAGTGCTTGGCGTCGAACTCGCTTCTGATAATCAATACGCAGAGCGGTTCGACAGTTAAACATATTGGAGAAGACATCAATGAAAATCAACATCAATCCAGACAAAGAGTTCGTTAACGATATGCGCAAAGCATTGAAAGACAATAATGGCTTCTGCCCATGCTCCCTCGAAAAGAACGAGGATACAAAGTGTATGTGTAAGGAATTCAGAGAGATGGCAAGTGGAACCTGCCACTGCGGTCTCTATACAAAAACAGAGTAAAACGTCCAAACGAAAATAAGGAGGACATATGATTAAACGCACAATCAAAGAAACTGTCCGCGAGTACGATGCGGACGGAAAAGTCGTGAGAGAAACGGTCACTGAAACGACCGAGGATGACGATACCATGTATTTTCCACCATTCCAAACCTACCAAGAAACGGTTAAGCCTTGGTGGGGTGAGCCATCTTGCACTTGCAAAACAAATAGCTAAGGAGGACACAATGCAGAGAGTTGGAGAATTTGAAAAGGTCAGCTTTGAACAGTTCCGTGACGCGATGAAAGATGAATTCTATAGGGGGCAGGAATTGCCGCCTGCCATCGAAGATGACCTTAAAAAGATGTGGGAGGAAATTGCGCTCCCCAGCAGAGCAACGACTGGCTCCGCCGGTTATGACTTTAAGGCACCATTTACATTTGAGATGCGCCCCGGCGAAACAATGAAGATTCCCACCGGTATCAGAGTGAAGATTGACGAGGGCTGGTGGCTCGGTTGCCTGCCGCGTAGTGGTCTGGGCTTCAAGTTCCGTATGCAGTTTGACAATACGATGGGCGTTATCGACAGCGATTATTACTTCTCCGACAACGAGGGGCACATCTTCGCCAAGATTACAAACGACAGCAAGAGTCAAAAGATTGTGCACGTTGAAGCCGGTAACGGCTTTATGCAGGCAATCTTCATTCCGTATGGGATTACATACTCCGATGATGCAACCGGCGTCAGAAACGGCGGTATGGGCTCCACGGACAGCAAGGCGTAAGAGGAACCACACATGAAAGACTCATCTTCGAAAGGTCTTGGATTGTGCGATGTACTCGCCGTAGTTTTTATCGTTCTAAAGCTGATTGGCGTGATTGACTGGAGCTGGTGGTGGGTACTTGCGCCTGTCTGGATTCCGGTTATTATCGTAGTCATTGCTTACATAGTAATCAGTATCGTTGATTAGGTTCCTTATTACTCAAAAGGTAGACATGGGGCTGGCTTCACTGCCAGCCCTTTCTTTTTTACATACGCGCAGCGCACGAGGAGGCGAGATTATTAACACCATGCAAATCCCATTTTGGGAAAGGTACACACTGACAATTCAGGAGGCATCGCAATACTTCCGCATCGGAGAAACTAAGCTGCGTAAGATTGTCAGCGAAAATAAAGACGCTGATTTTGTTCTTTGGAATGGCACACGCCCACAGATTAAACGTACAAAATTCGAGCGATTTGTTGACCAACTCAACCTTATATGACATCTAACTTGAAAGTGAATCCAGACTATGGTATATTGAGAATGCCATGTTGATATTCATTTTCAGACAAAAGGAGTAGCCATGCCTGAAAAAAGAAAAGACAACAAAGGCAGAGTTCTGAGAGAAGGTGAGGTGCAGAGAAGCGACGGGAAGTATATGTACCGCTATACTGATTCTGGTGGAGTACGCCGAGCGATTTATAGCTGGAAGCTTGTAGAGTCAGATAAAGCGCCTGATGGTAAGCGTAGCACAGAACCATTAAGGACTCAGATAAAACGAATCCAAAGGGATATTGATGACGGTATCAGCTCCCATACGGCGTACAGGATGACGCTGAACAGCTTTTATGACGCCTACATTGAAACTAAGTACGAGCTTAAAGCATCTACAAGAACCAACTATAAGTATATGTACAGGAAGTATGTACAGGACGAAATAGGCGCGAAGAACATTGCCGACATCAAGTATAGCGATATCAAGCGGTTCTACATCCACCTCATTAAAGATATTGGATTTAAGCCGAACAGTATGGAGATAATTCATACGATTCTTCATCCGGTCTTTAATGTAGCAGTGAGGGATGGGTTCATAAGAACAAATCCTACCGACGGTGTGATTGCAGAAATCAAGAAGAGCCATAACTGGGAGAAACCAAAGCGTCATGCGTTGACAGAGACACAGCAAAATAGGTTCCTCGATTTTGTTTCCAGTTCGAAAACGTACAAACACTGGATGCCGCTGTTTACGGTCATGCTTGGGACAGGCGCACGCATAGGAGAAATCCTCGGATTGAGATGGGAAGATTGCGACTTCACGCAAAATATTATTGACATTAACCATAATTTGATATATCGTCAACAAGAAAGCGGGAAGATGGAGCTCCACATCACTACTCCGAAGACACGGGCTGGCACGCGAATCATTCCAATGTTTTCTGACGTGCGAGCAGCTTTACTCCAGATTCGATTGAAACATATGGAGGAAGGCTTCAACGAGTGCGAGGTTGATGGATACACGAACTTCATTTTTAAGAACCGGTTCGGAGAGATGCTAAATCCACACGTCATCAATAGAGCGCTTGAGAGAATTATTCGTGACTGCAATGCCGAGGAAACAGAGCGTGCAGAGCAAGAACACCGAGAACCAGTTTTACTTCCACACTTCAGCGCACACAATCTCAGACACACATTCTGTACTCGCCTTTGCGAGAACGAAACAAACCTAAAGGTAATCCAAGAGATTATGGGACATCGAAACATCGAGACAACGATGGATGTCTACAACGAAGCGACCAAGGAAAAGAAGATGTCCAGCTTCGCAAATCTTGAAGGAAAAATCAGAGTGTCCTAAGCTGGGTTTGACACCAGTTTTGACACCAATTGACCGAAAAGTTATAAGAATTTATGAGAACTTACGTTATTGTAAAAGTCCTCAAAACGTTGTGACACAAGGGTTATAAGAACTTATGAGAAGTTACGATGATACCGAGATAATATTCCCGACAATGAAGACCCTGGAACCAAAGCGGGCTGAAAACAAAGCCGAAAAAGCAGCGGTAAATGGTTCTGCAGAGGCTGCAACCGTGTCCGCGCCAAGCGTACAGATTGATCTTTCCAAGGTGAAAATCGAGCCTTTGTTTGCAGATGATGTAGACTTTGAGACATTCAGCAAGTCTGATTTCAGAGTGGTTAAGATCGAAGCCTGTGAGGCAGTGCCGAAGTCCAAGAAGCTCCTGAAATTCACACTGAATGACGGAACAGACCGGAAACGCACCATTTTAAGCGGTATTCACGAGTATTACGAGCCGGAAGAGCTGGTTGGTAAGACCTGTGTGGCAATCACAAACCTGCCGCCGAGAAAGATGATGGGTATTGATTCCGAGGGTATGCTGATTTCCGCAGTGTACGAGTATGACGGACGGGAAGGCTTAAATCTTTTGATGCTGGATGACAGTATTCCGGCAGGAGCAAAGCTGTACTAAAGAGGTCATTTACTACAAAAAATCGCGTTACTACAACTTTTCTACAACTTTTGCGCGAGACCCTACGAAACCGGATGAAGCAATATGAAAGGCGGATCTGCTTATAAAATGCAGATTCGCCTTTCTTTTTACATCAGCTTCATGTTCACACTAATGTTTTTTGCCTTCTCCTGCATATTCTCTTGTGTGATATGGGTGTAGATGTCCATTGTAGTAGAGAAATCGGCATGCCCCATGACTTGCTGAATGAATTTAACATCGTTGGTGCTTTCGCAGAGCCGGGTACAGAAGGTGTGCCGCAAGTTGTGAACACTAAAATGAGGGAGCAGATCCGGTTCACGGTCTTCCAGTTCAGCCTGATCCATTTCCTCCATGTTGTAAGTTACGCTGATTCTCTCAATCGCCCGATTGATATTGTGGGCGCTCATGAATGAGCCGGTTCGGTTGCGGAAAACAAAACCGTGAACTCCTCCTAACACCAGTTGATCGTCTGGATACAATGCGTCGATGGTTTCAATCTGGAGGCGAAGCTGCTCGGCCACCTCTGGATAGAGGATAGGGATAATTCGTGTACCGCTCTCAGTTTTGGGAGTGGTAATGTGAAATCCGGCTTTTCCGTCAATGACCCGGTAGATTAAGTTGTGGTTGACCGAGATTGTGTTTTCGCTCAAGTTAATATCGCTTTTGGTAATGCCGGTACATTCTGCTACACGCATTCCTGTTCCAAGGAGCACAGTCATGATGGGGAGCCAATGGCTGTATGTAGGGGACTTGGCAATAAAACGCAGGAAATTCTGCTGTTGCGTTTTAGTGAGTGCGATCCGCCGTTTAGGCTTTGGAGCGCTGCCATCCGTCTTGAGCTTGCGGTAAATGCCCTTGCTGGGATTTTTGCGGATGTAATCGTCGTCCACGGCCATTTCAAGCGTAGGGTGAACAATGGTGTTGATGCTCTCCAGTGAGTTGATAGCAAAACCGTGTTTCAGCAGTTTGGTATAAAACGCGAGAATATCACTTCTGTGGATTTGTGGCAGAGGCATGTTAGCGAAAGGCTCTTCTTTCACATAGAAGTCCCACAGGTAAAGATAATTTGCTCTGGTAGAGGGCTTCAGTTTGATGTTGTTATTCATGTAGACCTTGAACATATCATTCAGGGTAAGCTTCATGGCTTCCTGAGTACGGATGCCATCATCCTTATCTTTGTTGATCTGCTTTTCTTTGACACGAAGACTTGCGAGATCGGAGTCGTAAAGATATTTCTTTTTAGTGCCTAATTTGTAGACATACATATAGCTGCCATCTGCCCGTTGTGTTTCTCCGGGCCGAAGATTTCGTCCTTTGTTGTCTTTTCTCACTTTTGCCATTACTGGTACCTCCTGATTATAAAAGTGTAGTGCGCCTTACTGGCATGGTTATTTAGCCGGAAATATCATAAAGATATTCTTTGATACGCTGGACACTCCATAGGACACGGGTGTTCATGGTAATGCGTGCATTGGCAAGATCCCCAATCTGTACCGCAGTGTGTCTTCCACAGCACAACAGTTTGCAAAGGGTATCGGTATCAACAGCCAAGCACTGCTCCGGCGGTAGGTCATTCGGTTTTCTTTTCTCCATAATCGTCCTCCTTTTTTCGATTACAATGATCCCTTACGATTTGTAGAAGAAGGTTTTCAACAAAAACAATGAAAACGGTCTTGAGGTCAGGAGGTATTGAAAAACAAAAGAACTCTAATGGGGCCATTTCCTACGCCAGAACGGTTCTGCCGTGTATTTCAGGCTGCTGCTGTGCAGCATTTCGATTATGGGCGCGCTTCTGTGGTCATCGCACACTGTCCAGAATTCCTGTATAACTCCCCATAGAGGTTATGAACTTGTCAAGGTACTAAAAGAGCGTAGGGATCATCCGGTATTACCAAATGATCCGATACATCCTATAAATAGGCTGGGAAGAAAGAACTTCTGCAAAGAGGAAAGAAAATTTAAAGAAAATCCAAAAATCAATATATAGAATGTTGGAATTGACAAACACTATATATTGTGTTAAAATTGCAATGTAATTGATTTTTGTGCGTTGCCCGTCAGGGTACACAGGCTTTAGGGCTTGTGTTGCGGAGTAATGACTGCATTGCACACGCTGTTAAGTTTGTACTTGTGTCAGTAGTATCACTGCGCCTTTTCAGGCCGGTATATTACTGGCTTTTTTATTTTACGGGATTTACCCACCATTGCGAGAATGACACCGGTTCATAGGCAACTATGGACACCAGGCTTTATGCCGTCTGTCATTCTCGCTTTTTTATTGCCTGTAAGCCTGAAAGGGCTTTAAGGATAAATCAAAACTGAGAAAGGCAGGTCATGTACATGAATGTGAAGCAGAAAAGAAAGCAGAATGGTCGGCGGGTCAAGTCGGCACACTCCACGGACTGGAAGATGAAGAGACAGGCAGTATCTTCGCTCCGGCTACGAAATGTTGCACCAATGACGAGGGCGGTTATTTTGCCCCGAAGATCACGAAGGGGGATTTGATATGTCTGGCAGCAATAGTGCTGAACGAAAGCGGTATGAACCGCTGGTGCTGGTAGAAACGGCAGATCTTTCAGAAGAAGACTGGCTGGATTACCGGCGCCGTGGAATCGGCGGCAGCGATGTATCGGCGATTTTTGGCACTTCTCCATTCCGGACAGCCAGGGATCTGTACTACGACAAACTGAACATAGCGTCAGTGGAAGATGATGAGGGCAACTGGGTTGCCATGGAAATGGGGCATTTGCTGGAGCCTCTGGTAGCAAAGATATTCGAGCGGAAAACTGGATATCGGGTCTACCAGATCAAAAAGATGTTCCAGCACCCACAGTATCCTTGGATGCTGGCTGATGTGGACTACTTTGTGGAACTGCCGGATGGCACCACAGCAATCCTTGAGATCAAGACCACAAACTATAATGCCAGAGATAACTGGTGGATGAATGGGAAGGAGACGGTTCCAGTCTACTATGAATCTCAGGGGCGTCATTATATGGCGGTAACGGATCTTGACCGATGTTTCTTTTGCTGCCTGTATGGTAACAACGAGGAAGAAGTTATTATCCGGGAGGTCAAACGTGATTTCGAGTACGAGGCTGAGATGGTCTTTTTGGAGCAGTATTTCTGGGAAAACCATGTGCAGCGCCATGTGCCGCCGCCCTATACAGAAAGTGGGGCCTTGATCATTGAGAGCGCACGCAAACACTTTGGTCCGGCAGATAAAAATGCTCCGGCCGTTGCACTCGACCTGGATATGACTGCAAAACTCATGCAGTATTTGCGTCTTCTGGATGAAAAGAAAAATGCAGAGGTGTACTCCAAAGAAATCGACAAGGATATTCAGCGTCTGAAGGCCCTGTTGATTGCGGAAATGGGTACCAGCTGTACTGCGATCTGTGAGCAGGAGGGCGTGAACTATACGGTTACCTATACCCCTGTTCGCAAGTCCATCATCGACAAGGATAACCTGCTTCGGTTGAAACTGGAGCATCCGGATATTTACGAGCAGTTTGTTACAGTATCCGAATCCAGACGGTTCAGCGTTAGAGCCTCAATTATGGAGGCCGCTTAGTGAGGTGAAAAAAGGATGAATTGTATTGGAACCTACGACGGGACGATTTTTTATAATCCTGCCAATAAGTTTTGTATCGTCAGTGTAAAGACCGCAGACCAGAGCGTGCCTGCCGAGGCCAGGTCAAACAGACGGTACAAAGACCATTTGATCCGCTTTACAGCTGTGGGGTATGAGATTCCACGGACAGATGCGGTAGAGCTGGAACTGGATGGTGAATGGACAAAGGGCAAGTATGGTGTCCAACTCCAGGTGGAGCAGTGGCGTGAAATTGTGCCCAGAACAAAAAACGGCGTAGAGGGCTATCTTGCCTCCGGGCTTATCAAAGGGATTGGTCCTAAAACTGCCGCAGACATTGTGGAGCGGTTCGGTGTGGCCACACTGGATATTCTGGAACACCAGCCGGAGCGGCTGTTGGAGATCCGGGGTATTACGGAAAATAAATTGGAGGACATCAGAGCCTCTTATGCAGAAAACCGTATGCTCCAAGGAATTATGACTTTGCTGGCGCCATTTAAGATTACTCCCAAGACAGCATTGAAAATATATCAATATTTCGGCCCAACCAGCGTAGAGATTTTGGAAAAGAGCCCATTTGAGCTTTGCCAGATCTCCGGCTTTGGATTTCGGCGGGTAGATGCAATCGTACAAAAGAGCGGGGGTGATCTCCATGACCCTATGCGTATCAAAGGGGCTGTCTTTTGTGCGTTAGATGAAGGCAAGAGTAAACGAGGCCATCTGTACATCAGTTCTGAAGAACTGGAGAAATCAGCGCTGAAGCTGCTCAATGAGAAGATACCTGTACCGGAGCTTCGCCTGCATCAGCAGGAAGTCAGGGATATGATGCAGGAAATGATCCTGAATGGAGCAATCGTTTCTGTGAAGGATAATATCTATCTTCCCAGAGTGTTTGCCCAAGAGGACGAAACGGCGCGCCGGATCGCCCAGCGTCTGGTCGCCCAGATGCCAGTAGAGCATATTGCGCCGGTGCTGGAACAGGTCAAGGTTGAAATGGGGCTGCGCCTGTCTGCACAGCAGGAGGCTGCGGTCTATGCAGCATTTAGGCATGGCTTGTCAGTGATTACGGGTTCTCCTGGTACTGGTAAAACAACAGTGCTGCGGACGATACTTGAGGTTTACCGGCGGCTGCACCCTGATGGCAAAATTGCTCTTATGGCGCCTACCGGTCGGGCAAGCCGCAGGATGTCGGAGAGCACCGGCTTTGAGGATGCCCGGACATTACACAGTGGTCTGGGACTGACCAGTGAAGAGGATGAGGGTAGCCGGAACAGAAAGTCAGAGCCACTGTCGGCCGATTTAATCATTGTGGATGAGTTTTCCATGGTGGATATGTGGCTTGCCGAGAAATTCTTTGAGCGCATGAAGGCAAATGCCAGAATCGTGCTGGTAGGCGACCCAGATCAGCTTCCCAGCGTAGGAGCCGGAAATGTTTTCCGTGAGATCATCGAGACCCAAATCGTCCCGGTAACGGTGCTGGATCAGATTTTCCGTCAGTCGAAGGACAGTCTGATTGCCTATAACGCCAAATTTATCAACGAGGGCAATACCAAACTGTTTTATGGACCGGATTTTGTTTTCGTGTCTGGTGATAGTCAGGAAGACACCGCTGAAAAGATTACAGAACGGTATTGTTTGGAGATACAGGAGAGTGGCATTGAGAATGTGCAGATTCTTTCACCTTTCCGTTCAGAAGGCGCCGCGTCGTCGGAACAGCTGAATGAAACCATTCGTGAATTGGTCAACCCATTCCGCTCTGCGGAGGAAGAAATCAAGTTTGGCCCCAGGATCTTCCGGGTCAATGACCGCATCATGCAGACCAAGAACACAGAAAAGGTCTCTAATGGAGATCTGGGCTTCATCCGGTATATTAAGGACACTGACCAGGGTAAAAAAATCGGCATGGATTTTGGCGCTGGCAGAACACTGGAATACGGCGTAGATGATTTGAGCAATGTGGATCTGGCGTATGCCACTACAATCCACAAGGCTATGGGCTCTGAGTATGAGACCGTCATTATGCCGCTGCTCAAAGCGCACACCATCATGATGTACCGTAATCTGCTCTACACCGGAATCACGCGTGCCAAAAAGCGGGTGGTGCTGATTGGGCAGAAACAGGTATTGTTTATGGCAATCCATCGTAATGAGATCGGCAAGCGAAATACGCTACTGGGTATGCGCATCCAGATGTATTTCAAAGCCTACGCAAAGAAAGCCGGCATCCCCATTCCGGCTGCGTTGGAAGAGCAATTAAAGAACGCAAGTTAAAAAAGAGAGGTCAGGTGCAGAAATGGCACTTGGCGTCTCCTATTTTTATGTCAGAAAGGAGTTTCCAACATGAATGAAAAAAGTAATCCGATGCCTATGATGTACAAAACAATTCCGGCAGTGGCAGAACTGAACAAGGTACCTGGCTTTGATCCGCTCAAATTTCTGCGCCATAAGGTGTCCAGAAAGACCAATGAGGAAATGCTGCAGTTGGAGTTGCCCTATCAGAAACTGTGGTTCCGTCTGCGCCACCCCCAGGGCCGCATGAAACTGACTACCCTGAGGATCACGGAACAGCTTGCGATTATGGAGGCCAGAGTTTATCTGGACCGCAGTGATGCAGAGCCTATCAGCAGTTACATCTCGCAGCACAGTGCGGAAGAAGGTACCGATTATGTGCAGGCTGCCCAGGATGAGGCATTGAGTGCTGCGCTGTCGGATGCCGGTTTCGGTTTGCAGTTTGCCGATGTTGCTGTTGACAGTACGGGCAAGGTGTTTGGAAGTAGTATTCCGCTTTCCGGGGCGGCTCCTATCCAGCAGCCAATGCCGGATGCGGCACAGAGGCCCGTAGAAGCCTCTGGAGCGGCGTTGCGGCAATCTGGCGGGGAAGTTCATGCCCGACTGGAAAGAGCGCCTCAGAGCGTCGTAGAGCGCCGTAATGCGCCTGCGCGTCCGACCTCTATCCAGAAACCTGCGGCAAAGCCGGTTCAGAATGAACAGCCCCCGGTTTCTCCGGTACAGCCCACTGTCCAGCAGATGGCTGCAGAAGAGAAGGAGAATATGGATACGCTGCCTGTCGGCAAGGTAGAGGAGAATGCTCCCAATATGGAGCTGCCGGTACCCAACCGTGAGGTTACATTGGATAGCAGTCCAAAACAGGATGATGTGTCTGAGCAGCCGGCCGCACCCGTATTCCAATCGGATGAACCGGAAGAACTGCCTGTGGCGCCTGTTGTTCAGCAGGAAGCACCTAATCAGCCCCTGGCGCCTTCTTATACGGAGAGCACTCCGGTAGAAGATATCTTGAAGGTAATGACCTTTGAAGAAGCGCAGAATGTGGTGGTGGATAGCGGTCTGAGCAAAGGAAAAACCATGGCAACAGTTGCCAAGGAGCGTCCGGTGAGTCTGAAATTCTATCTCACCCCTGGTAACAAGAGTACCAACAATATCGTTCGTGCTGCGGCGCAGATCATGCTCGATGGTATGGCCGCACAGAAAGCCGGATGATAAGCAGCCCCATCTATGGGGCCAAGAAGGGAGGGAGAACAGATGGACTCATATCCAGGAGATTTTCCGTTCGGTATTATGGATGTAGTGGAACTTCTACATCTGCGAATCAGACGCCGACAGGCAAACAGTGTATATGTGGATTGCCCGTTTTGTGGTGACCGCCGCGGCAAGATGAATGTGAATTTCGTCAAAAATGTCTGGCGGTGCAATTATTGTGATGAGCATGGCGGTATGCTTGCGCTTTATGCGCGGCTAAACAATACGACTACATCCGATGCGTATTGGGAGATAGGAGAAGCCCTGTGCAACGATTTTCACAGGGAACGGCCGAACTCTGGATATGAGATGGCAGGAAACCAGCAGGCTGGTACTGGGTCCCCGGTTTCGGGGACTCAGACCGACCTTGCCGGATATGAGAGGAGGGGCGAACTAAAAACAGTGCAGCAAGCAGAACGGGCCAGCGGACAGGAAATCCATCAAACGCTTTCGCTGCTGCTCGCTATGCTGCCTCTTCAGCCTGCCCACCGCAACCATCTGCACTCCCCAAAACGGGGACTGTCGGATGAACAGATTGATAGGATCGGGTTCAAGAGCACTCCACCCCCATTCCTTTGCCGCTCCATTACCGAGCGGCTGATGAAACAGGGATGCAAGGTGGAGGGAGTGCCCGGCTTTTATCTGGATGACAGCGGGCGCTGGACCATGAACTTCTACCGAAAAAACGCAGGGATTTTGATTCCGGCTGTGGGATACGACGGTATGATACACGGCCTGCAGATCCTTTTGGATATTCCGCTCAAGCAAAAAGATGATCCGCCGGATAAGGCAGGAGCCAAATACATCTGGTTTTCGTCCTCGTCCAAAAATATGGGTGTTACATCCGGGAGTCCGGTACATTTTATAGGAGATCCATCTGCCCGGGTGGTCTATGTCATTGAAGGACTGCTGAAAGCAGACATCTCACACTGCCTGACAAACCGGACTTTTGTGGCGATTGCCGGTGCAAACAACACCAGCCAGTTGGATACGCTGTTTGCACTGTTGGCACAGAATGGCACTGAGGAGATCATTGAGGCTCATGATATGGATAAGTACAGTAACCAAATGACCTCTAATGGGGCATCTAAGATCTATCTGATGGCCCGAAAAAATGGAATGGCATGTCGTCGGCTGACCTGGAATCCGAATTATAAAGGGTTTGATGATTGGCAGCTTGCCCTTCGGGAGAAAGAACAGAAGGAAAAGGAGGTGCAGAGAATGAATTTTAAGCAGCAATATCTGTGCGGTAAGTGTGATTTTACCTATATAGATGGCTGCGTCGAGCTTTGGCACACCAGAGCGGAGAAAGATTTGGACCTGACAGAGTATCTGGGGCTGACAAAGGAAGAGTATCAGATATTTCTTGCTCAAGGCAATCAGGCGCTGAAGGATATTCTGGACAGCCAGAGAGTTTTCCGGAGATTTTGCATTTACCAGCTTTGCCTGGGTGAGACACAGACGGTACCTTTCGCGTTCAAGCAACTGGATGCACTGCGTAAGGCTGGATATGAACAGCCGCCTGCCGCCGCCTATCAGACGGTATGGAGCGCAGAGGTCTGTTGCCCAAAGGGTCAGAATGACATGGAAGTGCTGGGGCGTCTGTTCCTGGACTACAATGAACATTTGCCGGAAGATTACAGAGGTCGTCCGTTGGCTCCATCTGATGTGGTGGAACTGGACTGCCAAGGCAAACGCACATACTTCTATGTGAATGACTGCCGGGATTTTGCGCCGGTACGCTTCTCCCCATTCTTGTGTAAAAGACTTCCGGAGCCTGCTCAAAAACAGGAATGAAGGGATAGGGGTCAGATGCGTATTGCAGAAAAGAAGAAAAGTCAGATCGCAGCACTGTATGAGCAGTGTTCCGGCCTTCCGGCAGATGTCAGAAGTTGTCTGGAGAATGGCTACTTTACCGTAACGGTACCTCCGCCATGGAATATGAGCAATCAAAAGGTTGCGCAGGAGGTGCAGGACAAAATCAAGGAATGGTCAAGGCAGTATACTGGCGTGGTCTGCTACTGTTTTGACAGCTTCAGCACACTTTTATATGTGCTGTGAGCAACACACAATGGCATGGAAAGGATCATAACGGCCTGCTCCATGCCTTTTTTGCGAAAGGAGATTTTACAATGGGTGTTTTTTCAGAAATAGCAATGGAGCAGCAAAACGGTATGTTCGATTCGTCTGCAGCCTTTGAGGATGATGAAGCCTTTGAGCTGGAGGAGATGGAATCTTTGCCTGTGCCGCCTGTAGGTACAGACACTGTCCCAGTATCGGCGGCTTCGGTTTGTGCCGGTGAGACTGCTTTGGCTGATGCAGAGGAGGAACCTACGGATGAAGTAGCGCCTGCTGGGGAAGAGAAGTCTGCTGAGGAGGGGAATTCGGCACAACCGCCCGCCGCAGAAGATGAAGAAAAAAAGCGTGCGGAGCATGAGGCGGCTGAAGCCCAGCGCAAAGCGGAATTTGACGCCAAACAGCAGGCGAAGAAAGCCGCAGAGCAGGAGCAGATCGCCCGTCTGGAAGCGATGAGTGATGAAGAAGTAATCGCGGCCTCTACCCAGCGGGTAAGTACTGATGTGGAAAAACTGACGCGGCGCAATATGAAGGAGTGTGTGTCCGAGCATATTCAGATGCTCTGTATGGAAGATACGGCGTTTGCCCGTCTGACAATGCATCCGAAAAAGAACATGATTCGCTGTTTCCAGTACATCAACCGGAAAGCCTGGGATTATGTACAGGATGAACTAAAAGCAAGCGGAACCCGCCCTGGTCCCGGACAGCAGGCGTATGGCTGCGATGTGCCGGATGATCTGTGCTATCAGTGGGCGGAAGATTATTTCCGTGACCCTGATGCCAAGGAAGACCATGAGGATGAGGAAAAGTTTGTTCCCAAGCCGTATGCTGGGAAGTCCTCTGCAAAGAACAAACCCAAGAAGGCGGCAGAGAAGAAAAAGACGGAACCCAAGTCGGCACCCAAGCAGGAGGAAAAAAAGCCTTCTCAGGATGGGCAGATGTCGCTGCTGGATTTTGGTATGGCAAAGGCAGGCTGAACCGGCAAAGGAGGAAAAATGCAGAATGATTGCTTATAAGGGCTTTCGCCCCGGGCTGATATGCCGTGGCTATCAGTTTGTGATGGGGCTCAATACGACTGAAAAAGCAAATTGCAGGGAAAATGGATTTCACTGCGCGGAGGACCCGCTTGACTGCCTTAGTTATTATTCCAGCCTGGAGCATTCGGAATATTATATCGTCAACGCCGGCGGCGACATCGATGAAGATGAGCATGACTCCAAAATCGCCTGTACGGAGCTGACTGTGATTAAGCGGCTAACCAAAGAGGAGTTGTTTTTACATGGTTTGGCATACATGGTAGATCATCCGCGCAGGGTGTGGAGCTCCCATGTGGCAGCCAACCGGGCAATGGCGAACTGCGGTTATGCGGTGGTACGGGGCAAAGACCCCGTTGCTACCGGAAGACTGGGAGACATCCTTGCTTTTGCGAAGGAAGCTCCGGATTCGGAAAGTATCGTACAGGTTGCAGTGGGCCGGATTGACGGCGTTACATTACTGCCTGATGTGTGGTATGGCGTAGATTTGACAAAGAGGATGGTGAATTGAGATGAAAAAAAGAGCCCTGATGGCACTTCCCAATCTGACAGCGACGGATGAAATGAAGAAAATCGCGACTTCAGACCTGCCAAGAAAGGAAAAAACTGACTACGGATATGTTCGGGAAGTCTGTGAGTATTATACCTATCTGAGATGTATCAAACAGGATGGAATATTGAAGGTGGCTTTCTTTTTCCCAGAGCATCTTCGCTTGGATGGGAGTAATCCGGCCTATGAAGTGTATCTGGATAAAGAAAAGCGGCAGTTTATTACCTATAACAGCCTGATACAGAAATGGTGCGAATCCAAGTTGGACAGACTGGACTGGAAGCGGCAATACTGGTATACCAAAGCCTACTGGATCAGCGAGGAAGATGAGACATCTATACAGACATATCTGAACATTGATAAAAAAGCGGTAGAGGCCATCCTGCAGTTTCAGCGGGATGTGCGCGATGAACAGCTCGAACAGCGGCACCGGCGGGAAACTGATCCATGGGATAAAGATATGGAACAGGTGCCGGAACTTCCGAAGGACTGGAGTCGATGGGTGGATAAGGTTGCCATCCGGCAAAATTACATTTACTACCACTACAAAAAGGGCGGCGCCAAAACAGGTTATTGTACCTACTGCGAAAAGGAAGTACCGATCAAGGTACATCCACATCACAATCAAAAAGGCCGCTGTAGTTGTTGCCGCCATTCGGTGGTATTCAAAGCCTATGGACGAGCGGGGTATATGCAGACAGAAAAACATTTTGCCTACCTGATCCAGCGATGCAAAGTTGGCTTTGTAGTTCGTGAATTTCAGGCTGACCGGACATACAGAAAAGAAAGCCTTCCAAACTCCAGACTTTATTGCCAGGAAATCCGGCGCACGATTTATGACAAGGAAAGGAAGCCAAGAACCTACTATTGGGGGTTGTATAAGCAGCGCAATATGCGTTGGATTTCCGGATCCCCCTGTTCTTACAACTGGTCTGGTTCGCATAATGGACGGGTCTATGGCAAAACGCTGCCAACTCTGGAACAGAAGGAACTTCGATGCACAGGGCTGGTCAACTGGATTCGGAAGCAGAAAAGCGTTGATCCGGAAAAATATCTGGCTGTGCTCGAACGGATACCGCAAATGGAACAGATCAGCAAGGCGAGCCTGCCGAAGCTTACCAGAGAATGTTTCAGTTCCTGCGGAACGGTCAGTGAACTTATCAAAAACCGTAGTACAGGGAGCCTGATCAAAGCCTTGGGACTTGACAGCAGAAGGTTTCAGCGCCTTCGGCTCCATAATGGAGGCTGTGATCTGCTGCGGTGGCTGCAATATGAAAAGGGCACCGGCAGGGAAATCCCGGATAATGTCCTTTTGTGGATGTATCAGCAGGATATTAAGCCCAGGGATGTCCAGTTCATTGCCGACCGCATGAGCATGGTGCAGGTCTATAACTATGTGCGGCGTCAGATGCCATCTTTCCGGCGAAACAGCCATGAGGTACTGCGTACATGGGAGGATTATCTTTCCATGGCAAAGAAACTGCACATGGATGTTTATGATGAGATCGTATATCGCACCAGAAAGCTGCGGCGGCGCCATGATGATCTGGTGCTCAAATGCCAGGAGAAGGATATTGAACTGCAGGCCGAGGAGATGGAGGAGAAATTCCCCCATGTTAATGCCATCTGTCAGGAAATCAAAACGAAATATGAGTACGCCGATGCGGATTATATGGTAGTGGTGCCAAGCGGTATTCTGGATATTATTACCGAGGGGCGTGCGCTCCATCACTGTGTAGGAAGCAGCGACCGCTACTGGGATCGGATTGAGCGGCGAGAAAGCTTTGTGATGTTTCTGCGTAAAACGGATGATCCTTTCCATGCCTATTACACGCTGGAAGTGGAGCCGGATGGAACAGTGCGGCAGAAACGGACGGAATATGACCGGCAGAAGAAGGACATTGAGCAGGCAACAGAGTTCCTGCAGAAGTGGCAGCGGGTGGTTACCGCCAGGCTGACAGAAAGCGACAAGGCGCTGGCTGCAGAGAGCCGTGTCCTTCGTGAGAAGGAGTTTATCCAGTTGAAGAAGGATCGGGTCATCATTCATACCGGCCATTTGGCAGGAAGGCTTTTGGCGGATGTGCTGATGGCTGACCTGATGGAAAACACGGATAGCATCCAGTCTCCGGCATTGGCTGCTGCAGCGTGACAAAATGAGAATGGCCGGGCGTCCTTGAGGGCGTCCGGTCATTGATGAAGAAGGAAGGAGCAGAGCATGAAACAAATTGGAAATCTGGCAGTGGTTTGCGCCAGGCGACAGGATGTGCTGCTGCAGGTTGGCAGTGAAAAGGTATGTGTCCATGTGGGAGCCGGGCCAGAGCGGAATACGCTTCACGCAGCGTGGGACGATGATGACGCCATTCAGCGTATTGTCCATGAATTGAATTTTGGCAGATATGCAGCCGGCAGAAATGGGCTGCATACCGCACAGCAGGATTGCCCTGTGGGGCGGGGAAAGGAGAAAATTGCATGATCAAAAACCTGAATCAGCTGCGCAGGACACTTCGGGAAGGGACGCAGTTGGAGATATTGGATCACTGTCGGCCGGAATGTATTGGGCAGATACGGAACATTACGCTGGTAAACACGCAGGGCTTTTATAGTACCGTAGCGAATCAGCCAGATGCGTCTGCCAACAGAGGCAACGGCGGCCGCGGCCCGATCCTTTGGTGGGGCAGAGCCGCCCACTGGCAGTTTGCAGACGGTGTTTGCAGTGTTTTCGACAGTGAACAGAAGCATACGGAAGAAGAACTGGTTATGTCCTTCCGGGTACTTGAAAAGGAGGCAGCATAATGGAACGGAATATTTTTGAAAAGCAGAGAGACTTGAATGACCGGCTCAACCGTTATCGGGATGAGTATTATAACCGCAACGCTCCCAGTGTGTCAGATGAGGTCTATGACAGACTCTTTGACGAGTTGAAAGAGCTGGAACAGGAAACGGGAATCCAAATGGCAAATTCGCCAACCCAGACAGTAGGCTATCCTGCGGTGAGCAGGCTGGAGAAAACCAGACATGAGATCCCGCTGCTGTCTTTGGATAAGACTAAGAGCAGTATGGATCTTCTGAATTTCATGGGTGAGCAGCAGGTGATGCTGATGCTCAAACTGGATGGCTTGACTGTAAAGCTGACCTATGAGAATGGAGAACTTCTGGAGGCGGCTACCCGTGGCGATGGTGACGAAGGGGAGATCATTACCCATAACACCCGAGCCATCAGCGGTATCCCTTCCCACATCACCTACAAAGAGAGACTGGTTGTGACGGGCGAGGGCTTTATCAGACCCAGTGATTTTGAGGAACTGAAGACCAGCCTACAGGACAGCAGCGGTAAGCCCTATAAAAACGGCCGCAATCTGGCTGCCGGTTCCATCCGTCTGATGGATGCCAAGATATGCCAGGAGCGTCGGCTGGTTTTCATGCCGTTTGGTGTGCTGGAGGGCTTTCCGCACCTGACCCGGAAATCAGATAAGCTACGGGAACTGCGCGCGTTGGGGTTCCAGCCCTGTAAGTATCTGGTCACAAAGCAGAAACTGACGCTGGAAAATGTGGAAGCCGGTATCTATCAGCTGCGGCAATATGCCACTGACAAAGATATCCCCATTGACGGTATCGTGGTTTCGTTTAACGACATCGCCTATGCCCAGAGCTGCGGCCGCACCGGACATCACTATAAGGACGGTCTGGCCTATAAGTTTGAAGATGACCTGCATGAGAGCCTGCTGCAGTACATCGAATGGACGCCGGGCAGAACTGGAGAGATTGCTCCGGTAGCAGTGTTTACGCCGGTGGAAATCGATGGCTGTGAGGTCAGCAGGGCCAGTCTGCACAACCTGTCCTTTATTGAGGATCTGGAACTGATGGCTGGAAACCGGATTCTGGTAAGCAAACGAAACATGATCATCCCCCACGTGGAGGAAAATCTGGACAGAGGCGGCTTCTCTATGGTGGATACGATTCCCCGTGTTTGTCCCTGCTGTGGACAGCCTACCCGCATCCATGAATCAAGTGGAAAGGGCGAAAATGGCGAGGATCGCATCATCAAGACGCTGTACTGTGATAACCCTGACTGCGAGACACGTCGGCTGAAAAAGTTCGTCCATTTTGTCAGCCAGAAGGCAATGGACATTGAAGGGCTGTCGGAGGCTGCATTGGAAAAATTCATCGGTCAGGGATTTATCCATAGTTATCTGGATATTTACCGTCTGGATCGTTACCGGGCTGAAATCGTCCGCATGGATGGGTTTGGTGAAAAGTCCTGGCAGCGCCTTTGGGACGCTATCCAACAGAGCCGAAACACCACCTTTGAGCGGTATCTGATTTCTATGGATATTCCTATGATCGGCAACACTGCCAGCAAGGTATTGGGTCGTGTGTTCCACTATGATTTGGATGAGTTTCGGGATGCGGTCTATGGCGGCTATGATTTCCGGCAGCTTCCGGATTTCGGGGAGACATTGCATAACAATATCCACGACTGGTTCTGTGTAGAAGATAATTTTTGTATTTGGGAGGAGTTACAGACTATGATGAATATTCAAAAGCCTGCTGTGGTAGAACACAGCGAAGACAGGGAGCAGGATAATCCCTTTGTGGGAAAGACTATCGTAGTTACCGGCAAGGTGGAACCCTACACCCGGGACGGAATCAATGACCTGATCGAATCACTGGGCGCCCATGCCGGCAGCTCGGTGTCCAAGAAGACGGATTATCTGGTCTGTGGCGAAAATGCCGGCAGCAAGTTATCCAAGGCCAGGGATTTGGGCGTTACGGTGCTGTCACCTGCGGAGTTCTTCAGCATGGCCGGCGCTGAGTAAGAAAATATAGCATACCATCGGTATGCTGTCAGTTGATCAATGGGGAGAGAGCCATGTTGCGGCTCTCTCCCCATATCTTTTATGGAAGATTTCAAGTAGGAGGGATTTTAATGCATATCGACAGGATACCGGTTTACCGGGTATATCAGAGGGCTATTGATTTGGAGCTTTACCATGCCTTTGCCGAATTGGTAGTACAGACTTCTCAGGACGATACGGCGAGAAGGACTTACCGACAAACAAGGGCGATGCAGATATGGCAGGTGGAAACGGATGTGTCCGGCTATTTTGAACCATATCATCTGCGTTATCCTGGCGAGGTGTTGGAGCGGTTTGAGGAAAAACTGGGCAATGATGTCCGGGTTCTCCGCGCTCTGGCCCTGGCGCTGGGAAATACCTGTGCGATCCAGTCTGACAATATGTTTGTGGGCAATCAGCGGGGAGCATTCCTCCAGAAATTGCGGCGGTCTGCCGGAGAAGATGTGTACCTGCAGGGCGCTCTGTATCTTCTGGAAACAGATGCGGCACAGCGCCATGCCCTGTTGGAGAAACTGGCAGAAAGGGAGTGTACGAGAACGGAAGAAGCCCTGTTTGTACTGTCGTTATTTGATGATAGGGAACGCGGCTATGAGGTGATGCATACCCAACTCAGTCATCTATTCACACAAAATCTGACACTTTCACTGGTATATGATTTTGGTGTGCTGGAATGGTTCATCCGGTTCTATGCAGAGCAGGCAAAGAGGTACCGCGGGAAAGCCGACCTGGTGCTGCGCACGCTGATGAAACTGCCGTATATGAATATGAAGCCCGACAGCCGCGAATTTTCGGTTTTGACTAAAGCAGGGTATCGCTGCGATGAAATCATTTTGGCAAACTCTCTCGCTGTATGGGCGGACAGGCTGCCGGACCGGTTGAGTTCCAAGAGTATCACTGCCGAGAAAATCGCAACAGCGTGTGGGCGGATGCTTCTGAATGCTCCAAAGGATTTTTCGGAAGAATTTTACGAGTATCTTGGCTGGCTGTTTCAGTTCTATAACAGCTTTACGGTCAAGTACGAAGGATTTCAGGGACTCTGGGAAGCGGTTCAATATGGTTTGAACCCCACAGCACCGAAAACACTGTTATGGATGAATCAAACGATACAGAAGGATTTTCCGTACCGATTTGATGTGTTTGATCCTCAGTACGATAATCTGGCGAAGGAACTGGAGCGGGATAACTACATGGAGTTGTTTACCCTGCAGATGCTGCATTCCAGGCAGACGATCCCTTTGAAACAGTGGCTTTCCAGATATCAGGAACTGACCGGAGCTGACTATGGAGAATATTTCAGAAGTTGGCATACGAACGGTAGGCGGGCATTTGCCTTTCTGGTGGAAAAGAAGGAAATCAATCTATGGGAGTTTTTCAAGCAGCATCGGCAAGATGGTGAAGATGCGCCACAACTGAAACTGCTGCGGGAGTATGCCCTGAGAATTTCAAGTTGGAGGTGTTTCCGGTTTGTAGAGAGGCTACTGGCTGAGTACACTTTTTCCCAACTTCAAACGATATTTGGCAAGCGGTTTTACTTTCACGAATGCTTTGTCAGGAGTGAGGGGTATTACAGCAGAAGGGAATATAAAACATACATCAGCCGTTCATTCCTATCTGCAGAGCAGCATCGACAGCTCTATGACTGGGTGGAGCGTTCAGTTTTCCAGACTGAGCCGGAAAAATATGAGGACTTCGTTTTAAGTGCCTTAAAAGCACCGGAGATCCAACGCCTTTATGATAAAAAAGCGCTGGCAGCGGTGTTGCGGCAGTTTTTGCTCCACAGGGAGTATAACGGCTATGAAATCAACCGGCTGAAGGAAACATTCTATTCCAAGGAAGAGTTGGAGGATGAGCACAGAGCCGAAGCTGAGAGAAAGGAGCAGGAAAAACGACTGGAGCAGGAAAAACGGACCATACAGAAACGGGAAAAGCTGCAGCAACTTTATAACGGCAGCGCCGAATCTCTTGTGAAATTCATAGGGGGATATTATTACAGGGATGAGAAGAAAGAGGTACTGGATATGGCATTTGATAAGTTGGTGGAATGGCCCGCCGGTTGTGTGCAGACAATGGATGCCAAAGATGCACACGCCTTTTTTGAGCTGTGTGGTGAACTGGTAGAGTCTGAACCCCGGCCAAGGCATGAGATTTTGAATATGGTACTGACAATGATCGGAGGTGAAGCAGCATGAGAAATACATTAAAACATCTGACCCTATTGACCAGAATGAAAGATGACGGATTGCTTCCGACGCTTACAGGCAGCTTTTCAGAGGATGCCATAGCGCAGGCATGTGGACAGGTGGAGACACTTCAATTACAGGAACGGCTGCACATCCGAAAGACAAAGCGGATACAGGAAGAACTGGTTCGGGTGCCGGACTTTGCAGCGCTCTATGGTACGTTGTGCAGGCAGGAGATTGGCGATGAAGAAATTGCTTCAGCCTTAGAGTCGGCAGACGGGTATGGAGAGAGACTGACAGCGTATTCCCAAGAGCAGGTGCTGGCAGTCATGAAATTGGAACTGTTGCCTTCCCTGAGGTTTGAATACCTGAAATACTATTTTCCCTTTGTGATGTATGAAGAAGAGGAGCAGGTCATATTGGATAACCTGCAGACTTTTCCCATTGCGGAGTGGAAGGGACTTTCCATGCTGACGGAGCACCAGCGGGATATGATGCGGCAGCCGTTTCTTGGTTCGTATCTGTTTTTCTGGCATCAAAATGAACGGAAAGCTCTGGAACTGTTGGAACAGAATCGTCCGCTCCAGAGAGTCTGCATCTTGCTTTATCGGTATGGTGTGCGGCTGTTTCTGTCAGTAGAACGCCTGAAAGCTCTCCGGTGGATGAAAATGACCGATGTAGGAAAATTCCGCCGGCTGTTGGCTGTATTTGAATATGACGCAGAGGATTTGTCTGCTTTTTTTGACCTCTGGCTGGACAACCATGCCGGACAATATGACCTCAACTGGTTTATCTCCCAGCCACATCCTTTGAGCAAGGAACAGAGGGAAGAAATTTTATGCAACCAACTGAGTTATCTGAATGCTCTGTATGCCGGCAGGCTCCATCTGGATTTTAATGCTGTCCGGCAATTCCAGTTTTCAATTCTCATTTATGCGGTGGAGCATAGAAAAAAGCATTTTTTGGAATTGGTGAATCAGAACAGTGAAGTGTTCCTGTCCTTGGGGCGATACTCTCTATTGTTTGAGCCGGGCTTTTGTGAGCACTGTAACATCAATTCCCTGACGCTGAAGAATTTGAAAGCCAGCGATTCTGTGAACCGCAGCGACAGCTTTTTTACGCTTCTGGAAGAAGGGCAGCAGTACACCTTTGAGGAAATGTATCAGCTTTGGCATCAGAAAGAGGTTTATGTCCGGTTATACACTATGCTGACACCTCTTTCCATAGATCAGCGTTTGCTGACACTGCGGCAGCTGATAAAACGGGATCTGGTCAGCCAATATACAGGAGATGCAGAGTTGGAGCAGCTTGGAAAATGTCTGTTGGAAAGGCCGTTTAGCGAATGGTATCGGGGTTCATTTGGACATATCTGTGGGCTGACCCGGCGGATTGCCATGGGGCTGCTACAACACTATACGCAGCTGCAGGCATTCATACCGGATTTCACTACAGAGTCGGATGCGGTATTTGCCCTCAATAATATGAAGGCTCTTTTGGAAATGACGGATTGGAAGCAGGTGCGGAAAGATATTCTGACAACAGATGCAGACTGGCTGGATCTAAAAGAAAAACTGGCATTTTCGGACGATTTTGTGGAGCAGAACCGGGAGACTGTCACGGAATTTTTACTGCAGGGCGGCGCGGCTATGGTATGCGCTCTCTATGGGGAACTGGACGGGCAGGAGCTGGCTGTTGAAGCGCTGCGACGGATCGTACAGGCTGAATTGATGGGCCAGTTCTATAAACTCAAATATTTTGCTGGTGACCTGCAGCGTGAGATCCGCTACCCTGTCAGCGAGATGCAGGAGAGCCTCTGGAAGAAAAATCTTTCGTTGGCGCGAGGTGCATTTTGGGCAGAAGAGGTGGATGATTTTTACCACACTCTGCGGCTTGGTGAACTTCCTCATAGTACCTGCCTGTCTTACCGTACTGGAAGCCAGAGGGAGTGCCTGTTAGCTGCCTTTGACTCTAATAAGAAGATTGTCCTTGTGAAAAAGGATGAAGCGGTGGTGGCTCGTGCCTGTCTCCGCTTGACAAAAGGTGCATTTCAAAAACCACCTGCCATCGATTTTTCTTTTGCTGATTTGTCGCAGGAGAACACGGCTACCGGAAAGTCTGCCGCAGGTGAGAAGGCTGTGTTATTCCTGGAGAGTGTTTATACTTCCAGACTCAATGATATTGAAAAAGAGGAAGTAATGAAACTGGCAGTTTCCCTGACAACACAGAAAGCGGCAGAGTTGGGTGTTGTGGCGGTACTTGCAAGAAAGTATCTTGGTTGCTATGAACGGGATGAGTATGTGCTTGCACCGTTCTATGTGTACATCTCAAAATCCAAAAACGGATGGCAGTATCTGGACTCTCTGGGCGGAGCGGCATATACCTCAGCAAAAGAGGAGTATGTAGAGCACCCCTTCCTGGTCATGCAGACTGCCATGCATCAAGCAGAGGCAAATAGCAGAAATGAGGTGTATTATGAATAATAGGACAATGGCAACAGTTTATGTGAATCAAGATAGCATTTCCGTCAAGACCTGTTCCAGAAAAGGTTGCTCACCGCAGCGCTTTATTATTTTGAAAAAGGAATTGCAGCGGTTGGAGGAGAAAAAGTATTTGATCACCAAAGATATCCATTCCTATGCAGAACTGCGGCTGTGTGATGCAGTAGGCGGTGCCAAAGTGCTGGAGCTTTCCTTCACATGGCTGAAGGATGCTGGCAGAGACAACGTTTCCGGTTATACCGAGCGGGTCAGGCTGCCATATGAGCCGTTTCGCTCATATGCGGCAGGTGAGGAAGAAGTCGCCGATGGAACACGGTGGCGGCTGCTGTCCATTCCGGAACAGAACCGGCCAAAGCTAGAGTTTCACAGCCGGAAAAATCTCAAGGCCGTAGTGGAAAATCCTATCCTTCGGCACAAACTGGGGAAGTTTCTGGACCAGCACTTTAACTGGTACAACTATGAGCGCATCGTCCTGACGGATGATTACCTGCCTTACAGCTTCTTTTTTGAGGGCTACATGGTACAGGGTGCCAAGACCTGCGGCGGGGTAATCCTGCATGGCGAAGAGAACATCCAAACGGCGAAATACGGGATACATACTTAACAGGTTAATAGGAGAACGGAGCCGCAGGTCAGAGATGATCTGCGGCTCTTTATGTAAGCATAATCACAATAGTCAGCTTGTATTATTCGAGATAAGGAACTATAATATGTCCTATGGAGGTGCAAAATGGACTATATGACACTAAAAGATGCCGCCGAACAGTGGGGCGTGACACCTCGCAGGGTAAATTATTATTGTGCGGGTGGGCGTATCCACGGCGCTGTGAAAATGGCCGGTGTTTGGCTGATCCCCAAAACTGCAGAGAAGCCGATTGATGGCCGGACAAAACAAGGGAAGGAGCTGAGCCATGAATAAAATTTTAATTATAGATGATGACAGAGAACTGTGCGCTTTGATTAAACGCAGCGTACAATCGGAAC